TAATATAATAATCTGATATTAGTTGATGTCCCAGCCCGGTTATCTCTGATACCTCTTTTCTAGTAAACCCCATACCTATCAACTTAGGTATATATGACCTTTGAATCTCTGTACCTTTGATACATTTACCTTTTAATTTGTTTACCATCCTCCCATCCCTAGAAGCTTGAGACATATTGTCTTTTTGTGTACCCCAATAAAGGTTCTTAACTGAATTATTAGTAGGTACATTATCTTTATGGCAAACATAGGGTAAATTTTCGGGATTAGGTATATAAACTAAAGCCACTAATCTGTGTAATAACCATTTTGTAGTACCTATACCTGGTTGAGATAATCCTACTATATACCTCCCATTCTTATTTAGATGAGGTTGTTTTAAGTGATATCGTTTACTTAATATACCCTTACCATTAACATCCCACCTTGAATATATTTTACCTCTCTTAGAGATGTGGTATCCTGGATATCCTGGGATATTATCATGAAGTATTTTATTCTGATACTTACCTTCTCCATGAGTATAGATTGGAGAAGTCCAAGACAGACTACCTATCTTATTCTTGGACCTTGTAAATTGTGTTTTCTTGCTCATCGTCCAAAATCTAATTCATAAAGTGAAACTTCTTGAATCTTTTCCTCTCCAAGATATACATCTAAATAATTCTCTGGTTGGCTATAAGCATCTAGATACCTAACCCTAGATTCCATTCTCAAATTTTTCTTAAGGTACTCTTTAATTACTTTCTCTATACCTTCTACCTCTTTCTTATTCATCGTCTTCCTCCTCCTCTTCTGAATCTGAATAGTTTTCATATTCTACACCATCGACTGGGAATAGATTTGTTTCTATCTTCTCCAGTTGCTTTTTAGTAGTACCTATGGTATTTACTCCGGCTTTCCGTAAAAGTTTTCTACGAAGTTCATCGTCTTCTTCCAGAAGCTTTTGGAATTTCTCTTCTCCTCTTGCAAGAGTTTTCCCTTTCAATTTATACCCACCAGTAGTTTTTTCGATTACATCGGTATCTACCAATACATCTTCTAAAGCATAGCATCTGTCAAACCCGACTTCGTGGAATTTAGGATTGAAATATACAGGGCATTTGCTGATTGTAGGTCGAGGAGGAGCAACTTTATTTTTAATAAGTCTGATAGTGACAAGTTTCCCAGCTTTCCTTTCTTTCCCATTTTGTTTAATGGTAACAGACCTTCCTGAATAGAAAGCAGCTCTGATTGAAGCGTAGAACTTAAGTGCTGCACCTCCTGTAGTTGTTGTGTTATCTTTTCCAAATCCGACATTCAAAGCAGTTCTTAATTGGTTAATATAAATCTGAGATACTCCCAGTTTGTAGAATAATTCACTTCTGATACGAAAGTATTTATAAAGAGCCTTTGCTCTACCTCCCATCTCTGCCTTACCATCAACCATCTTAGCATCAATATTATCAGTACAATCAGTAGCTGCAATAGAGTCGATTACTAAGAGTATCGGTTCATTGTGAGTTAATTGAGAACGTAAATAAATTGCTAAGTCTGCTACTACGTCTGCAATATATTCAATACGGGTATCATTAACAATAGTTACTCTTGCAGGGTCTACTCCATTGATTTCAGCCCATGAATTCATCCAGGATTGTTCAGCATCTACCCATATCACATGACCTCCAAGTTGTTGAGTAGCATAAGCAAAGTTATAAGCCACTAAAGATTTACCAGAGGATTCCTCTCCAGCAATCTCAACGATTTTACCATAAGGAATACCCTTACCGAATAAGTAGTTCAAAGCAAAGAAAGTAGATGGTATATATAAATCGGTATCAGTTACTTCTGAAGCTAATTTAATCATACTCCCATATTTCTTTGCCATCTCATTTGCTGTTGGTACTTTTAAACCAACCTTAGATTTCTTTGCCATAATGTAATGTCTTTAAACTAAAGAAGGTGATAACAGAACGAATCCAATTACCACCTTCGAATGAAACCATATTACTAACCCTTAAATATCCGATTTGTATTTTCTTTTCTTTTTCTTGGGTTCATCGTCTTCCATGTAATGGTCTTTGTGAACTCCCTTTTTCTTTTTCTTCTTTGGATTATCGTCCTCATCATCACCGTGGTCTTCATTTAGATACTGTGAAAGTAAATCTTCCAACTCATCATAGGATTTGATTTGAGAACGAACTATCCCCTCAAGGTCAATTGTACCTTGATATTTCTTGTCCAACTTAGTTGGTTTGCAAGCACGGGCAGAATAAGTGGTATCTAGTTTACCAGACCCGGAACGAATTACCTTGATATCGTATCCAGTTTTTGGGTCGGTCATATCACCTGCCTCATCTTCATCAAGGTAAAGGTCAATGATATCCTGGTATACTGAGCGAGGAACTAAAACTCCCTTATCTTTGCCTTCGTAATCTACCTTACTACCCTTTTCATCTGAGTAAATGATACCACCAACAACGTACCTTCTTCTTGGTACCAGATTCTTGGCAAGTTCCTTGTCATCTTCATCCTTGGAGTTTTTCAATTCTTGATATTTCTCCATAAATGGGCAAGGTTCATCAAAAGTAGCCGGAGATATAACTCCTCCCAAATTACCTCCCAGATAGAATTGGATAATTTCTATTCCCAACTCTTGGTCATCACCAGGAGATTTAATTCTCATACGTAATGTACCTTCTTTGGGATATACCAACCCATTACCATTTCCCTTAGACTCTAGCTGTTTCTTTCTAGCTAGCATCTTTTCCTTAGTAGAAAGTCCTTCTGAAGATACTTTCTTTTTCTTTTTGTCCTTGTCTTTTATCATAATATTAATTTTGATTGTTCGGTTCTGAGTATACTATCTCATTCATAGACAGTACTGTAAGATTGTTCTTCTCCAAAAGTTGTTGCAATGCCGGAGATAATTCATCGGTAGGGAATTCAAGTTCCTTGCCTGCATACAAACCATAGGTAACGATATTACCAATCTTTACCAAGTCCCTGTAGGTTTTGTATTCCTCAGTAATTTCTCCACTCTTTACTACCACTCCCTTACGGGGTACTCCCTCCTTTACTTGTTCCGGAATGATAAGCCCAGATTTAGTTTGGTTTACTTCTTTTGGTGATAAGATAAGTACCCGATTTTCGGTTGGGCATCCCGGTAATTCTCGATTGAATTTCTCAGCTACAAGAGTTGAGATAAATGACATTGAATAATTCATATTCTAATACTGTTTTTAAAAGTTAGTAATTGTTTATAGTTCAATAGGTTATCCCTTTCTAAGGTTGGCATTAATAGTTCTTAGTATATTTTCCCTTGATTCATAAGCTCTACATATACTAATGAACTTATTTGCTTTCTCTACAGCTTTAAGATGTCTTTCGCATATAGAGGCATACTTCTTATTAAGATTTGCCTTATGAGATACATAATCATTGTTCCATCTCTCATTAGCATCCTTATAATATATCCAAGCTTGGGAATAGGCTTCTTCTTTTTCCCTTGCTAGTAAGTCCCTTTCTCTTATATACTTATCTCTCAAAGAAGCAAGTACATAATAACTAGAAGGAGATTCTCGTAGCTGAGAATTAATGATATTCTCATTGATAGATAATTCCTTTTGGATATCAATCTCAATAAGTTTACCTTCAAATTTAACCTTTAGTTTTTTCAGTTCCGTCTTCATAAACTTCTAATAGGTTTTTAAAGTCTTCTTTACTAAATTCCCCCTTACTTATTGCTTTAGTTACTTGAGCAAAAGCCATTTGATAAGAGAGTTTCATACCTGGCAAATTAAGAAGAGATTTATAGATGCTTATCTTATCTACCAAAGCCATTAATCTTAAGTCGCATAAGTTATCAGTACCACCTCTATCGAGTAATGCTAAAAATGCAGCCCAATAAATATGGGTGGCATCTTCATAAGCAAGTTTACCATCCTCATCCGTAGCCATTACTTTAAAAGCCAATCCCTCTAAAGTAGTAAGATTAGTTTGTACTTGAGATAACTGAGTCTTTAATCGGTTAAGTAACATTTTTTCTTGTCCACTCAACCTTAGATTAACCACATCTAAATACTTAAGTAAATTTTCGATAGAATAACCTAAGCAACCTGCAACCATATAAGTAAGGGCAGTTAACTTACTTGCATTATCAATCTCTTTCTGTGTTGCCATAATTCCATAAATTTATATTATTTATGTATACATAGTATCTTCTCTTTTCACTCCTGTAATGGTAGATACTGAATCTGAATGCTTTATATTAGTTTTACAATTGGGGCATTGTACTATCCTAAAATAATCCCCAGATTTATTATAAACCCCAAAAGTTTCACTGGTATCATATTCAAATTCGCAATCACATACTGGGCATTTAGCCCTCCATACTGTGGGTCCGTTCAAAATCTTTTTCATAACGTTTTCTTTTCTTAATATATTTATATACTAACATTGGTGATATCTCATACTTCCTAGCAAGTTTTGCTTTTATCATACCAGTATCATACTCATAAAGTAATTGAAGTATATCGGGTCTACTTAACTTTGTATCTGAAAATTTAAACCTACCATCTCTAATACATTGTTGAGTATTTTCCTTAGCAGTACCCCAATATAAGTTCTTATAATGATTATGAGTTCTTATATTATCCTTATGACATACATACTTATGATTATTTGGGTTTGGTACATATACTAATGCTACTAATTGATGAATGTTATAAGTATACCTATATCCATTCGTATCCCTAATAGAAACTATAACGTATCCGTTATTTTTAATTCGATTAAGGGATAATTTTACCCAACCTTTACCCTTATAATTAGAATATACCTTACCATTCTTGGTAACATGGTAATTAGGGCAACCAATGCAATCTAAGTTTCCCTTTAAAATCTTCCTCATACTGCTTTATCTCTTTACTAAACAATTTAGGATAATCCTTAATGATTACATTCTTATACTTCTTATGTTCTTCCATATACTCCTCTACTGAGAAATCTGGTTGAAGCATCTTTCTATAATCATACCCAGGAATAAAAGGTAATTCTTCTGCCATTGACCTACCAATAGAGAAGTCCATTGACATATCTACATCATCCACTTGAAAACCAAAATATTTCTTAGTACTAGGGTTTCTCAATATATCCCATATTTTAAAAACAGTCCAAGTATTAATATATTCAGGCTTTGAGTAAAAATAGGCTGCATCATGAACAGTTGCTACTTCAAGCATACGGGGTAATTTACCTTGTCTCATTAACCAGTATACAAGAATTGCTCCGAAATTTGTCATATTTGCTGCAGCACCTTGACAAGGGAAATTCAAACCCAATCGAATAGCATAAGCAACTTCTTGCTTATCATTAGAATATATCTGAGGTAATCTTCTCTTAGTTCCGAATAATTGAGTATAATATCCATTCTTACGTAAGAACTTCTCTTGCTTTTCTTTGAACTTAAGTATCTTCGGATGTTTCTTAAAGAACTCATCCATTTCCTTACGAGCTTCTTCTTTCGAAACTATAATACCAGCTTTTGGGTCAGATAATTTTACTGCTAGAAGAGCATCACCAATACCATAGATAAGTCCAAAAGCAATTTGCTTAGCTTGCTTTCTCCTTACCTTCCATAACTTATGGTCTGGGTGTGATTCATCCTCGTATATTTTAGAAGCTTCCTCAATAGGTACTCCATACTTTGCTGCTGCTATACCAAGGTGAGGATCTACTCCCTTGGCAAATGCTTCAAGATAAGTTTCATCACCAGATAAGTGAGCCATCATTCTTAACTCTGCTTGGGAGTAGTCGAATGCCATGTATAAATATCCGGGAGGAGCAACTAATTGTTTTTTGATATTGGGGTCTACCGACGTCTTTGGTATCTGCTGCATATTTGGGTCTGCCGAACTAAACCTATTAGAGTCAGTACCATGTATATTATATCTGCCATGTAATCGAGAATCATCTTGTACTTTCTCTGACCACCCTAAGATATAGGTTTTATACATTTTCTCTAACCCTCTAAGTTCTAATAACTTATCAAGGAATATTGCTTTTGGTGATTCTGGGTTTTCTACCTTTAGCCTAAGATTAGTTAAAGTTTCTTCATCAGTACTTGGTTTACCAGATTCATTATCCTTAATCACATCAAAATGAAAGCCATCTTCTGAATACATCAATGCAGGTAAATCAACTGGGCTACCCAAATTAATGGGCCTTATTAATTCTTGTTCTTTTTTAGTTGTGAATATACCTGCTTTGATATTTGAAATTTTCTGTTCCCTTGATGCAATCTTCCGTTTATCCTTTGGGTCATTATAATCTAACTCTTCAAGTTCTGATTCGATAGATTGAATATACTTATCAATCTTTTCTTGGTTATACTTCTTTTCGAATTTCTTTACTCTTGGCAAAGCATATATTGCGTCTCTAGCAGCATCTATTTTTGGCTTATATTCTTCTAAAAGTTTTTTATTGAACTCAGTATCTAGATATAAACCTTCTTTCTCTACTGAGGTGAGTACTCGTGAATTACACATAAATAAATTACGGAATACCGAATACATACCCAAATCAATCAACTTCTTTTCAAAAAATATCATTAACCTAAGAGTATAATCCGTATCTTGACAACCGTAATGACAGAGTGGATCCAATTCCTTTTTATCCCATGGTATCTTATCAAAGGCATCTTGCTTTTCATAATTACCATACTCTGGTAAATATCTTCTTACCATTGACTTTAAGTCATGAGGTTTTTCCTCGTTGAGAACATATTTAGCAAGCATCCCATCTAAACATGTACCTCTGTAGAATATCTGATACTTCTGATTTATCTGATCATCAAATTTCCAGTTCCATGCAACCTTAGTTATCTCATAATTCTCGATTACCTCTTCCCCAAATTTCCTTAACATCTTCTTCCAGTTCCACCCAGGTGAAGTATATTCTTTTGTTTGGAAATGGTCTAAGGGAATAGAAGCACCAAATCCTGGCATCCAAGATACTGAAAGTATGGTTGGCTTAAAACTTTTGTTGTATATTGGTTCTGCATTTGTTTCATAGTCACAGCAAGCATAACCAGTAGCTTTACAACAAGCAATAAGTTTTTTAAGCTCTTTCTTGTTTTTTATTATTGTATACCGTGTCTCCATATTTTAAAATAGAAAAAGGGACATACCTACCAGTAGTAGATACATCCCTCATTATTAATACTTCTCTTGTAAATCTTCCAGATTGGATGATAATGCTAACCAATCCTTCTTATAAGCATGAAGAGAATCAATAGTATGATACAGATAACCGGGTTTAACCCCAACCTCTTTAGCTACGTATTCCATAAGTTTCCATGCAAGGTATATATCATTACCAAAGTGAGTAATAAAATCCGAACTTCTTTGGTGATAGCAAATATGTAATACCTTCTCCCCCTTACCATTCTGACGAATAAGAAAATCATAATACATAGAGCAAGGAATACGTTGTCTACCACCATAGTATAAGGTATCATCATGCTCAAATATTGGTATAATTGCTTTTCTTGTATCTGGGTCTCTCTTTAAAAGACGAACTAAATCTTTTATTAATACTTCACCCATTCTCTCATTGTATGTGTAATCGAACATACCCTTTTCATCAAGGAATTGTTCCCATAAATCTTTTCTTAATTTCCAAGCTTCTCCTGGATTTATATCATTAGGGGATATTCTTTCTTGGAACTCTGCATCTGCCCATTCTCTTGAATGAGAGAATACGAATAACCATACCGGGTCTCCCAATGAAGTTAAGCAATATTGTTGGCAAATGAGTTCTTTAGTAATAAAATTCTCATTACCTTCAATGACTTTATTTTGATAGGTCTTTGGTTTTACAAGTTGACCATAACTGTTGAGTTCTCTACCCATTTCGGACATTAACTCAAAACTGTTAGAATATATCCTCATATTATATAAATATTTAACTGTATGACATTGTAGAATTAACCCAGGTCATATGCCAGTAGCGAAATACAAAATTATCAAAATCCTCTACCTCTTTCATTAACAAGGGTATATCTGGTTCTGCACCGTTCTTTTTAATCTCTAAAACTTGGTAATAAAATTTGTTTACTAATCCTATCCGCTTCTGATTTAAAAATTCCCTAGCTTCCATTGTTGTTCTTTTGTTTTAAAAGTTTCTTCTTATAGGCTTTACGTTGAGAGTAAGAAATTACATTCTCGGGATATTCAATATCTTCGTATTCAAGAAGTAATTCTTTTGCTTTCATTGATTTATATGTTTCTTCATATAAATCTGGTCTGAGCACTTTAAAACTTCTAAAGAATACCTTGAATGAAGAGAATTCCTTCTCTGTACCCTTTTGGAATTTCTTCCATATCTCTTTTATTCTCTTATTCCAAGCATTCTCTTCTGCCCCCTTAAGTACCTTCTTCAATGGCTTATGGGTATGATACATTAGAAGTGTCTCCACATTTCCGTACATTTGAGTCGCGAATAGGTTGATTTGTACTGACTGATCCGGACCATATACGTACTCTGACATTCGTTGAATTAATAGGAAATCGAATATTAACCTCTTGGTAATCTCCGAAGCCCGAACTACCATTGTAATAACTGGAATGTCCTCCCCGAATCGTTTTGAAAAAGTCGCTGCTATTAGACATTGCTTTCCATTATCATGATGATTGTTAAACATATAGGTTATATTGTAATTCTGATTATACTTATTTCTCAGTACTCTCAGTTTACTACGCAACAAGTCAAGCTTATTAAAATCTATGTAGTTATTCAATAAGCTAGTCCACTTAGTTTCTTTGTAATTGAAACATCTCCCATAATCAAATTCGGGGTCTACCCATGCTTTTCGTATTTTTATAAATACATTATACACTACTGCTACCCCACTATTAGCCATAGCTCCTTTCCCAAATAGGATTGGGTCTAATCTTAGGAATCCCTCATTGAGTTTTTCCCATGCTTCCTGTGAAGTAGCAAATTCTAACGAATGGAGGGACTCCTCCGTATTAAGTTGAAGCCCCTCTAATTTCTTATTCCAACCCGACATATAATTGGCTGATTTTTAATTGGTTACTAATAATTTGTAGTTTGCCTCCATAAATTGAGACGTTGTTTTTTAAAGAATAAACTAAATAATCCGCAAGGAGTAAACCCATTCATGGCTAAGAATCCCATATAGAGATAGAAAGCTTTTACTAATGATTCCTGAAAATCTATTTCTTTGGTCATTACTTGAGTTTGTTTCCAGGGTCTACATTTAAGGAAGTTCCTTGCTTTATTGAGTTCATATATTACTTCCCATAAATATAGCTTCTCATTTTCATGAGATATCTCGCTCATTTCATGAAAACCTGGGGTATAAGAAACTATCTTATCATACTCTGCTCTATCCTCTCTTGCCCAATCAGTTGAACTTAATATAGGATATTTCCTTACACTTCGATGATCTGGGTACTTGATGAGTAGGTCTTTGACTCCAATTGCCATTACCTCAAATAAACTCTTGGCATCTTGATATTTTAATATATCTTCTGGCAATATATTAGAATACAAAAGCAAAGTAAAGAAGAATCCCAAGGCATCTGCTTGTTCCTCATTTGCATTTGCTAGATGATTTAATACCTGAGTGTATTCTTCTGAGGTTAAGCAATCATTATTCCATCCATAATCACGATATATAGATACTACTTCATCGGTAGATTCGAATCCTTCGGTTAATTCCTCAATAACCCTACCAATAAAATCCTTTAGGATAACTTGGTTCTTTGGGTTATTTATATCTAAAGGATAATCTGGTAACCTTTCTATCTCTTTATACCCAAAGAATTGTTCTATCCCAAGATCATACATTTCTTGTAGTATCCGTGCCTCAGTTTCTTCTACCTGAGGCACTTGTTCATTTATATTCCTTATGTCCACTATTTTATGTTTTGAGATGAACCAAATCCTTTATCTCCTCTGCTTCCCCACATTTGTGATTCAGTATAAAACTCCTCTTGCTGAATCTCCTCTGGCTCGGTAATATAAATGGGTACATGAATAAATTGTACCAGCTTTTGACCAGCCTCGATAACCTGAATTTCTTGAGAAGTGTTATATATCCCAATATGTATCTCTCCAACATAAGGGGAATCCACTATCTCGGCAGTAAAGATTAACCCTTTCTTAGTAGCTATACCAGATTTGTTTGCTGCCATTAACATAGATGCAGGAGGTTCTAGCAAACCTTTGATACCCGAGGGGATAAGTATACGATGACCTGGTTTTAAAGCTATATGCCTTACGAAATTTTCATTAAATGGAATAATATACCCATTTGAATCAAATTCGTTCTTGTCATGAATATCCTCAGGATATAAATTGGTTGGTACATAAAAATCTAACCCAGCATCATTTGGGTTTGCTCTGTTGGGAGATACTACCTCCCTTACTTTGATAAATCTAAATCTGTTCATAATATATTACATTTACGTAAAAGTTGTCCAAAGGTTAATTTCTCGGGTCTAGAAACATGTACTCCCAATGAATTACACATCCTGATTACATCGGTAGAACCTTCCATACAAAGGTTAGCAAGTACATCTTCTTGCTTTACAAAATAGTTTGGGTTGTTAAGGTATACCTTGAACATAGCCCATATCATCTCTATTGGTTTCATTATTTAGTACACTCTTTATAAAGTTCTCTAATACGTTTTCTGGGTACTTCGAATTTCTCAACAGTTTTGGTAATAACTTCTTTTTTGTCTTTCCCTTTCCGAATCAAGCCTCGGATGTATTTCTTGATACCAACCGTATCTTCTAGTATATCTAAATCCTTGTATTGATTCTTCTGTTCAAGTTCTTTCCTGGTGATGTTCAAGTTCTGTGACATCTTGAATGCACATAATTCTGAGTCTCCGCATAGCTTACATTCTTTAGTAGATAAATCATATCCAATACCAAAGCAAGGGTCTCCATTAGTCCCCAGAGTACTAACATCTATGGGAGTAAGAATATCTTGCTTCGATAAGTCAGGAAGTTGTTTCTTTTTCTTAGCCATTATATATCTTTTTTTACGTTTATAAAATGTATATTTCACTGTTATCTTCTATGGGAACATAGGAATAACCGATGTTATTTATAAATAGTTCCCTGAGTTTATATAATTCTTGGTATGAATTTCTATCAGGGCTCTCTTGACATACTTTGACTACCATACCATTACTCCAGTACAAACAAAAGAAATGAGTAAAACATTCGGGGGTATTTTGAGAAGTTTCCAAGTTTGATATCCATATCAAATCTCTACAGTTGAATACATGTTTAGGATTATGTACCTCTCCCACAACAAGAGACTTAAACGACTTAAACCATTCTTTAATCTTCTTCATCATAAGTGTAATTAAGGTGTTTACAATGGGGACAGACCCATTCTTTTAAATGCCATCCCTTGATTTCTAAATCCTCTTTATGAAAACGTTTCTTACATGAATGGCATTGATAGCCATCCTTAGAAAGTATGAAGTCTAAAGCGAGTATTATTATTATCATAATAACAACCGCTGTAATTAAAATATATTTCTCCATCACTGAAAGCCTTTGATTTTCTTTTTAGTATTATTGGGTTTCCTTAAGAGTACCCAGCAATAAATACCTGATGCAGAGATTTGGATTATCTTCCAACCATCTGATAATAGAGTAGTTAGTTTATTATCATCCTCATCTCTGATACATATTAGTTTATCATTATTCATAATGCCTATATGCTTATTGATTGTAATCTTCTTTTCCTCCTACGGAGAAAAAGTAAATACTCATAGTACTTCTAGTTAACTCTTAATAAGGCTATGGTTAGGATGTTTCTTCCATAGCTTATCTAACAGTATTACTTTCAATTCTTGTCTCTGATAATATTGCTTCCGATGTTTACCGTGCCTATCTAAATAATTCCCAGGATAATGAAGGTCATCAAGGTATACCTTATTTTTAGATTCATCGGTTCTTACCAAACGACCAAGGAATTGAATGGATTTTTCTTGTGAATCCATACTTGCGGTATTGAGTAAGTACTTAAGCTTAGGAAAGTTTTTACCTCGAGCAATGATTGTAGTTGATACCAGGATATCTATTTTACCTTCTCTAAAATCCTTCATTATTTGTTGTCTTAACTTAGAAGGAGTATTAACATGCACATAGGCAATATTATAGGCATCGCCCAGTTTCTTTTTAAAGAACTTATATAGATTTTCACAATGTGCAATATGCTTGCATACTACGAGAGCAGGGTATCTGCCTTGATTAAGGTTCCATAGTAATCTATTATAAGCCATTAACCAAGCTGTATAACAATTGGTGATTGAATCATCGTATATTTCCTTATAGGAAATACAATCAGATTCCCAATTACCATACCAGGGTTTACCAGGTACCATCTTTACAACGGTTTTTGTTGAGTAACCCTTTTTGATAGAATCCTTGAGTTTGAACTCAGCAAGTACTTTACCAAAGAAACATTCTAAGTTCATATTCTTAACCCTATCCTTAGCAAGCTTACTCATATAAATCGTACCAGATAATCCTATACGAATTCTGGTATTAAATAACCGAGTGATTACATTCTGATATTGCTTACTACCTCCTTGGTCAGCCTCATCTATAAGTACCATATCTATTTGAGATAATTCCTTTTGATAGAATCTCATATTTCTCGAAATAGATTGAACCATACCTATAGTAAAGTTACTCCAGTTTAAAACCTTGCCTTGAACAAAAGTGATATCTTCTCCGGGAAGATATTGCTTAAATTCTTCTCTAGCTTGATTTAACCAATCCGAATCATTAGTTATTAGCAAAGTCTTTAACTGCTTCTTATAGGATAAATATAAAGACGACATGATAAGTGTTTTACCTGCATTAACAGTGTAATCTAATACGCCAATATGAAAAGGTGTATTCCCTATCTTATTATTGATAACTGCCTTAACAGCTTTCTCTTGCTCTGGTCTTAATTTATATTTGCCTATATTCGTAACTACTTTACTGACTTTAGGTAAAGGTTGTCTCATATCTACAACTTTAGGTTTAATCCCCATCTCAATACACATATCGTATACTTTGGGAAGTAAACCTATTTTAAATTGCCCAGTCTTGGTGATGTAATGAATCTTACCGTCCCAATTCTGCATACCTCTTTGCCTTGTACGTAAGTAGAAAGCATTCGGATGTCGAATGGCAAACTCATTATAAAGTTTCTGTGCGAACTTAAGAGGTAAGTCAAGTTCGCACATATTCCCATTCTGAATAATTATCTTACTCATTTGATAATTACCGTTACACCCTTAGTGGCTTTATCCATGCCCATTGCTTCCTTAAGAAGTTTGATATGATGTTCCTCATCGGCAATCAATTTCTCAAGGAAATAATTCACATCATCGTAATCTGGACGTTCCTCGTATTGAGCAATTGCTCTTTGGATTTTCTTGTAGTGACCAATAGTTTCTATCTCGGAATTCAAAGCAATCTTTAAAGCTTGTTCCCAAGTAGAACCAATCTCAATCGTAGGATTAATATTCATGGTAGAGTAATCCTCGTATGGGTCTGCCCTTTGTAAGAAATCAGATATCTTATCAAGGTGTCTCATCTCTACCAAACCAATACCCAACATCAATTCTGATACCTCCTCGAATCTAGAAGACTGTTGGGTATACATAATAATTGCACTTAGTTCTGAGAACTTGGCATTCTTCCAAATCACATAGAACATATTAATTATCTCATCAGGCCAAGGGTCGATATCCTTAAAATCTGGATAAGTTACCGATTGGTCTGAATACTTGAGGACATCAATAAAAGCATTAGCTGCATCCTCCACTCTGTTTCCGAAAAATTGTAAACCTTTCATATTACTTTTTTAATTATTAATTTTTTCCCAGAGAGAACCTTCAACTTCGGGTTCCTCTTCCAGGGATTTTTTGTTCTTATACTTATATAAATACTTATTGTATCTTTCAATTGCTTTATCCGTATACATCTGTGCAATATCTGGTAATCCATTACACCATGCAAGAGATTCAAACTGAGCATCAATGAATGTCTTATAATCCCAACCCTCTTCTTTTAGGAATTCTCCTACCTTTGCAAAGTGTACATACTTCTCTGGTTTGTTTTCATAAGATTCATAAATACCAGTTGCCTTAGCAATCTTACCTATGAAATAATCATGTATCTCTTTAGTAAGCTTTGAATCTGAATATTGCAATTCTATCTCGGCATCTACTTGATTAGTAATGTTATCCTGCATAGATATTAACCTTTGCATAACATTCCTATAATCAGTCATCCTTTTTAGTCCAGTCTCTATATACTTGATAAAACCTTCCCTGGTATCAAGTTTAAAATCCTCACAAAAGGTATTACATATCTCTGCAAGCTTTTTACAATTTGCCCATTCTCGAGAATTACTTTCATTTATTTTACGAACTCCCCTATGCTTTAACTTTATACGAGTTGCATATAAAATATCAGCAACAAGGGCAGCATCCCCCTTAGATGCTAGTAAAATGTTATTAACTCGCTTAGTATTCTTATTATTAGAAACTAAGACTGCTCTATGATTTATTGCCTCCTTTCGAGCAATAACAAAAAAAGCCTCAACTGGGAAGTTATCTACCTCTAGGGTATTTAATATTTCCTCAAACTGAGACTTAGTTATATGGATAGATGGTTCACGCATAAATATATTATTTTATAATATAATAGGAACTCCCTATTTCAATGAGTTTCTGATTGATATCAATTCTTGATAACTTTGATACCGAGTAGCATATACTAGCTTAAGTGTTTGTTTCTTCCCCAAATCATTTACATCAAAACCCTCTGGAAGAAATACTACCTTGACTTTTTTATAAGCTACTAATTTAAGTGCGAGATTAACAGCATAAGACCTGGCATCGGGGTCTAAAAGGATAATATATCTTTGGCATTGGGATTTAAGTAGTTCATTGACTTGGTACTGACTAATAGCTTTGCCCATTGTGGCAATTGCTCTATCCCCAATTGTGAGAGCATTAAGTGCTCCTTCGCAAATGAATACCGACCGATACATCTCCAACGCATCATGATTAAAGATGATAAACTGTTTTCCCAAACCGGTGATGTCTTTGTCTGGGTTATTATACCGGGGTCCTTTGCCGATAACATTTCGAGCATTGTAATACCTAAGTTGTCCTCGATAATAAAACGGGATGATAAGGTACCCATATGTCGTGCCCATTGTTCCATATCCGATACCACATCTTGAAAACTTCTCGAGGTTAAAGCCGCGTTTCTTGATATATCCCCGAATGCTTTTTGCAAGTTGGCTGTCTCCGAGCGAAATATTTCTAAATCCATCTGGGAGATATACGGGCTTACTTTCGGCAAGTTCGATTTTCTCTTCCTTAAACTGTAGTTCATCAAATTGTCCATTGTTCAAAAAATTAATTAGTTCATGGTACTCAGTAAATCCTTCTATGTCCATTATTAGTTGAGCAGGAGAAGGATGGGCATTACATCTAAAACAATTGGTTCTATACATAGAAAGGTTAACTCCCAACTTCTGTTCTCTCCCGCAATATGGGCAAGTGGGAATGCGTAACCATCCGTGCTTATAATCGAATGCTCCCAATCGTTTAATAAAGTATGTCCTTAGTCTAGATTTAAACTGGTTTGTTATTTTCATATCTTTTCTTCCCGCATATATTACAGTAATACTCTACATGACGTTTCTTATAATACTGGGCTTTCCTTCTCCCGCCTTTCTTAGAAAAAATTGCCCTACGAGGTCTCTGTTTAAACTCAGTCCAATGAACTGCTACCCATTCATGATAACCAAACTTACATCTAAATGTCTCCAGTAGTTCTTTCCCTTTTCTTAGAATCCTCATCCGAGTTAGTATTCTTTTTAAATTGTTCATCCAACTTACTACCATACACTCCATCATATTGTTTACGTTGTTCCCTTGTAAATTCCGTACATCTTTGCCTTTCGACATCGCATTTGAATAATGCTCTACCGGAAGGAAGACCATCCCTTTGTACTACTATCTCAGCTCGAAGAATATTATCTTTTTCTTCTTGCTCAGTAGAGTTAAGACCCATGATAACCTGGGCATTACGAACAATGGCAATTGAACCAGAGATATCATTCTCATCGTATCTAGTAAGCCTATGCTTTTTACCTTCACGAGTAATGTGATGGGCAGTCCATATAATATCTAAATGTAATTCCTCGGCTAAGTTCTGAAGGTCTACGTATACATTAGATATCCTTTCGAAATCTTCTCTATCACCCGCTATTGATGCAAGCTTACCAGCGTAGTCAACCATAAGAACTTTAATATCAATTCCTTGATTACGAAGCTGAATTATCTTTTCCCTTATATAAGTGGTATTAGTAATCATTGCTGGTACACGCTCAACCACTAATTCAACTCCAAACCTTGCAAGTTTCCTTAAATGCTTTGCCTCAAGTTTATCATATTCACCCGAGTATAATTCCTTCTTAGTTTTATTAATACTTGATTGAATAAAACGGTCCATAATTTGTTCTTGGCCATTTTCTGTATCAATATATAATACTGACTTCTTCATTCTGAGATAACCTCTTGCAAGGTTTACCATAAAGAAGGTTTTCTTTGCCTTGGGTTTATCCAATATCACGTTAACTGAATGCTCTGGATAACCTCCTGCATTAGTTAGTTCATTCAACTGCCTAAATGGGCAAGGTATAACTGAAGGTTCTGATTGTCTTCTAAACTGTCTCTCGGTAATATCCCGAATCATATATAAAGGTTCATCTTCTTTCTTAGGTTTACTTTTCTGAAGTACCTTTTCAATCTTCCTCGAATACTCTTCGTATTGTTCAAAGTTATCCAAATCGAAGGAATCATTTAAGTTCTTCATCTCAACATAAGTAGAGAACTGATATATCTTTTCTTTTATATAATCAGAATCCGATAGGGGTATATGATAGAGATTACTTATTAGTTTATTGATATTGGGTATATCATCTTTAGTTACCAAATCCACATAGGTTTTAGATTCTAGTAACTCTTTTAATACTTCCTTTAAGATATTCTCGGAGGGCATTCTGCCTTGCTTCTTAAAATACTTTGATATACCCTCGAAGATAAGGGAGTGTTCTATGAGAACCAGGTAATTGGATTTAATCCTTTTGAGTACTAATCCTCCTTCCTTATCTTTTAAAACAAACCTGAGTATCTCGAACTGAAACTCAGGAGAAAAACTGAACTTGATGTTGTCTTTAAATTTCTTCATATCTATATTGCAATATTATATAAACTAATAGATTTTGATAGTACCGAGATAGTTCTAAGTATGTTGACATCTATCTAGAAACTACTAATCCACTACCTTAAGCTCCAGATTATTTAATATTATTATTTTATATAAGAAAAAATACTTATATTTGCATAACGAATATTTAAAAACATGGGAAAAAGTAAAGGAAATAACGGTTCAGAGCTTCATCGATTAAAACCTATGCAGGAATATGATGAAGCTACTTTCAACAGACTTTATAAAGTTTGTAAGCCAGTAATTAGAAACCTTACCAGACAGATTGATTATAAACGGTTTAATCTTACACCGGATATTATCCAATCTTATTTCTGGGATAAGATGTTATTTGTTTTCAACAAATACTATGGTGAATGTACTGAAGAACATCTTAAAGCAAGAATCCTTGCATCACTTAGTACATTCAAAAATAAATTGCTTCGTTCTGCATACGGAGAACAAGCAGAGTATAATCAAAGCCTCTTTAAACTCGATGACTTATTCGACAATGACAAAGAATTAGAGGATGATACCGAAGAAGAGAAAGCTAAATCAGAAATGCTTGATATGATGTATACTTATATGAAGGATAAGCTTTCTCCAGATGCCTATCTTTTGTTTGAGGTATTAATTACTCCTCCCCCTTTTATCAAGGAAAGGCTTGAAAATAGTACTCGAATAACTAATATAATGCTTATCGAATTTTTCGAAATGCCTAAGACTAATGAATCTATGAGATATATATCAGAACTTAGACAAGATATACAATATTGGGAAGACCGAGCTAAAGAAGAACTTAAGTATTAACACAAAAGAAAAGGGGCGTTTCCCAACGTCCCTCTCCCAATTAATTTTTACTACGCAAAACACAGATTGTAAACAAATGTTTACTCTTAAACAATACAAATAATACACATGAGTTTTAATACTACTAAATAACTAATAACAACTTTATGATGATATCTTTTGGATATATCGTAATGTAATAGTCGGTGGCAATTTTTCAATATCCAAAGTTTCTACCGAAGTTTCTTGTAAGAAAGATTCCCCTAATAGGTTCCAGCTTACTACGATAGCACCATCTTGAATACCCTTGGTAGGAGTTCCTCTACCGAAATCTCCATTCAATCCCGTCTCCCTATTAAAGAAAGATTGAGGACGAACGTTCTCCCAGTTATTGGCATCATCTTGTTTACCTTTAGATACACCAAGAGCATGCCTATGCTTAGGAAGGTCATCACCTTTAATAGAGATTAAGAAATTACCCTTAGTTGGTGTATAGTAATCTCCAACATTCTGTAACATTACTTCATCCCCAATTTGAACACCTCCAGCTTGGTAACCAATAACTATTCTACCAGCTGCCTTAGTATATTCTGCCCAACCATTGGGTATTACATCGGTTTCCCAAAGAATAATAGAACCGATTGGTAAGTTAGCAGTACTCAGAGATTCAGAGAATTCTTTTCTGATAGCCTCAATTTGACTATCAATGTATTGCTTGATATTTAACTTAGTACCCGATTCATCTACTACTGGAAAGCCTGAATTTATCTGTTCTACTCTTTTCACTGATTCTTTCATCATACTCTGGGCAGCAGTAGTATAAGGGATTTCTTGAAACTTACCTTGATAGGGTACGATAGCAAAGTTCTCATTTCGTTTGGTCATTGCATCAGTACCCTTACCATATACTCCGATAAGAACAACGGAAGTTTTATTATTAGAGTAATAAGGGCAAGCACTCTCTACCATCTCTAGAAGATTGCTATAGGTCATATCGTAATTAGAATATACATCATTATTAATGATATCCGGTGTACGATTCTCTTCGGCAATCGGATAATAAATATCCAGAGACTTTTTAAACAAGGTGTAGAAGCTTTCGGAGGATTCATTCCAATAAGCTACAAAGTCTACTGGGTTATCTACAGGTTCGGAGATAGTAGTGTGTACTGCAAAGAGTAATACCTCTTCCGTTGAACCTTGGGTACCTTGGATGTTCTCAATGGTAATAGTTTGTTCATCAGATATAAATACATACCCATCCCTTGAAATACACCCAAAGTTTACATCTGGCAATTCTCCATCTTCTGAAGCCTTTGCCATATACCTTGCCATAATCCTATCCTTGATTACATTGGCATACTTACTTCCAGCAACTCCCTGAGGAGATACCACTAACTTGTTACCATTTATGGTAGCTGAGCCAAATCCACAGAATGGTCCTAAACCAGAAGGAGCAGCAATTGCCTCTGCTGCTTCCTTTGATTTAATAATACCTTCATACTTAAAGTACGTCTTCATTGTCCTTAGTATTTTTAAATTGATTCTTTTGTTCTGACATATCTTTAAATGCTTCACCTACATCCTTGAACTTTAAGGTTAACAATTTAAAGAGTATTCTCCATATACTGTACCGTTTCTTAATACCATGTATTTCACAGATGTGTCCATATATACTATCTACTTCGAAACAGTAGCATATTACCATAACCGTTATTGATACCACTATTGGGTTCATCCCATAGGGTTCCCCAATAGCTTTACCAAGTACAGCACCAAGTAGAACATAACAGATATAATCTACTATTTTGTTTAGAGTTCTTCTTCCAGCTCTAGATTTTCGAATTTCGATTTTCTGTAACCTACTTGCCGATAACCCAAACCATAAATCTGATAGGATTAGAATTATTGCAAGAATTATCATCCATCTCAAATCATACAAGATTTGTGTACACTCTCCCAATATACCCACAGTGAATGTCTTGAATAAAGACTGAGTTGTGGTCTCTGTTATTCTATCGATTGTTGAATTTATCATTGTTCTACTATTTGCCAAGATTGATTACTGTAAGTTGTAATGGTAAATGTTTTCTCTGAGAGGTCATCATGTTCCCATTCTAACTTTTGAGGACTAACGCTTAAGAGGTCTGCATCTACTACAGTGAACTTAGTTCTCTTTGAAGTATCTACGACAGATTCGAATATATACTCTCCAGCTTGTGCAGTTACAAATTCATAACCAGCACCACCTGCGTCATAAGTAGTTACTTTACCAACTTCCCTTATTCGACTATCGAAGTCAGGTTTATTAGAAGTACACTTGATTAAAGTAGATACTTGTTTAACATTCCCCTTTAGTTCTGCATAAGTAGGAGTACAAGAAATCTCGATGATTGTAGGATAATCTTCCAGTATTACTTGACATCTTAATGAAGAACCATCATCTGCCACAAAGGTATAAGTCCCAGCCTTGGTAAGAACAATTTCCTCATCAAGGTTATAGGTTTCTCCGTTCTCATCACAGGTAGCAGTACCACTTACATTGACCCCATTTTTCATTTCCTCAAGATGGAACTTACAAGCAGACTTCTCATCCAGTAATTGGTATACTGCATAAGTATCATCTATCTGGTCTTCTGGTAATGCCCAGTTGGGTTCTTTCCAATGACTGTCTGTAGCATCCGAAGGTACTATCTTTAATTTATTCTGATATACTACTGGAGAATTATTAACTACCAAAGTAGTCTTAGCAGTAGGGTAAGCTACAGACTGGAAGGTATAAGTCCCTGCCCTATTTGCAGTATATACATAACCATTCTGAGCATTAAAGGTTTCCCCAGTTTCAATTACCCTTACTCTGTAATCATCTCCATTACCAGAAATACGTTGTATCTTTACTGTAGCTTTTGCAGAGCCATTGAATAATGTGACTGTTGGTGGGCTAACCGTAATTCTATATACTGCAGTCTTACCAGATACTACTTCGAATATACCTACACCTTCATCTGTTTCCCTTTTATCCAGTGTACATTTAAACTTATAAGTACCATAACTATTAGCAGTAAACTTATCACCGTTCTTAAACAACTTAGTATCACCAATTAGCCTACAATATAGTTCACCAGTAAATGATTCTGGGTAATTCGATTCGATGGTAAGAGTGGTAGTAGCATCCTTGATACTTTGCTTATCCCCAACTCTAAATTCAGAAGGTGTACATCTTACCTTATATGTAACCTCTTCTCGAGTTACGACAAAAGAAGTTTGCTTCACTGGGAACTCTACTACCTCGAATATATAGGTACCTGGTTCGGAAAACTCCCAAGTTGAACCAGAGACTTTCACTATATCCGTACCAGATAATCGTACATTACAAGTTTTCACTGTACCCTTATAAGATACGTTTGCCCTTACTACTGTACTTACTTTTAGGTTAGTAGGAGTTATCTTTCCAGTAATGTGGTCGCAAGTAATAGAGTATACTCGATTATAGGATTCTTGATTAACAGTGATTTGAGTTACCTTAGTAGGGTCTCCCACACTTCTAAAATAATAAGTACCTGCTCTGGGTATATTAAAAATGGAACCACTTTCGTGTTTAGTGTAACCCCAATTTATATTATCACTGGATATCTGATATCTTAGGTCGGCATTTATCCAATCTGAAGTTACAGTTACCTTTACCGGTACTTCATATACCTCTGAAGTAATAAGATTGGGTTGGTTCGGATTTACTAACTCAGCTTTAATTGTATACCCATCATTTACGGTAAACCCATATTGAATATCGAAAGATACATGATAGGGTATGAATCTTTTAAAGAAAGCCTCTACGGCTTCTCTAAATTTTCTGAAAGCTGCCGAGTTCGAAGTATATCCATGACCGGTAAGTCTAAAGGTTACCGGTATACATTGAGAACAATCGAAAGTATTATCATAGGTATACTTATCGTCATAATGGTAATACTGGTCAAAGTGCGGATTACCTTTTACCCAACCATCATAACTATCAGCCTTTGCAGGGTCAGTTACTACGCAGGTTAACCCATACAGCCTCATCATTATTTCGAAGAACTCAGAGGTACCTCTTATTTTAAAAAGAGATATCGAATACTTCAGGATGTTTCTTACTTGAGTACTGGTTAAAGTAAAGGGTCCCTCCTTTGGTATTATCCAAAGCTTAGATAACTCTTGGAGTTTAGCATCGGAGTAGAACCCATTAAAGTACTCTGCCCATTTCTGTGCATCTATAGTGTTCCCATAAGCAAAGGGCATTTCTCCGAGGAATTGCCAAAGGAAATTGAGATACATATCCGGAGCCTTATCTATATCAATAATATCCAGAATGTTCTCAATGTCCTTCGTAATATAATCTTCAAAATGCTCTCCACAAATTTCTAGAAACCTTTCTAAGATGCCCTTACCATTTACCTTATAAGTGTCTTGGTCCTTATACTCGAATGGTAAAAAATCGATTAGATTTTTAAGGTTCACCATTATACTATTTCGTTTACTGTTAATGTTAACTGTGAAGCATTTTCGAATACCGGTAAGTTAAAACCGGGGTCTTCATAATCATGGTTAGGTTCTGATACCGTAATAGAATACCGATAGCCCGATTGATAGCTGTTGTTCTGAATGTCCAAAGAGAAATCAAAACCATTAGCTTTATCGATAATCTGGATAGAGCTACCAACTGAGCCAGTAGTTACATAACCATTTGATACCGAACGTACTGTAAAGGTAGTTGAGGAATTGAAGGTTATGTAGTAGGTCATAGAACCCTTTGCCTTGTTTAATTTAAACTGGCCCAGGTTTAATTCCTTATTACCATAGATGGTAGTGGGCCATGGTTTAATATAAAACTTGGTAAGGTGAAGATAATCTACGGTTGATAAGTTATCTATTAGGGCATATATATCCGATACCCTTACGCTTCCACCTATCTGAGCTTGCTCTGGAGAATAGGCATTGTATAATGCTGTAAGAATTTGAGTTTGTATCTCTGCAGTCTTATAAGACTTCTTACCGGTAACATCCATCTCTAGAATAATCTGAACCTTGCCTGCAGATTTAACCTTCAACCAAGTAGTCATAGGAGCCCTTTGGGATAATAAATTATATACCCTATTAATTAATTCAGAAGAAGCAACTGCTCCACCATCTGGGCTAATATATACGGTAAGCTTTCTACCGCATTCATAATCGGCTTTAGCTTTGTTTACCCCATCAACCAACATGGCCAAACTTTCGAAATCCTCTTTGGTAATTGCTACTCCCAAAGTCTTTACACTCAAAGGTATATGTTCTTTGAGCATTGTAAAGTTTTCATAGTTTGAACCACCTCCGGCATCGTAAGCATTACTTACGGTAGCATCAGTAATTGAAGAAGAGATTACTGAAGGTACAGAAGTAATAGTATTACTCTTTACATTACCCTGAGTACCATTGGTTAAATAGAATACTACATTGGTTATCTTTGCACCTGCAGCTGGTTTCTTACCAAAGGTACCATCTCCAAACATTATATAGGGATTGAGTGCCTCATCTACTGAAACCATAAAGTGTTTGTCTGTAGGTTTGGATTTTGCAAATGTATCTACTAATACCCAAGTTTCCCCACCTATCTGCAATGACATAGAACCTTGTTCATAATACTTACCATTGGGTAGAGTACCCAGATGAATTATAACTCTATCTCCAGTGGGTATTACCATATTATTGAGAGCGCTTGCAGTATACTTCTCATGTTGTATAATTGGTACTTTACAAGTGGTTACATTTGAATACCAAGTTACGTCTCTAGCAGATAACCAGGAATTACCACTAGAATCTGTAAACAGAGTACCTTGGGGTATAGTTAACTTAGCTCCAATAGAATTACCAGTAATGCTTCTGGATAAGATTACATCTACTGTAGCAGCAATTGCTGCTCGAGCATGATAATCTACCAAAGCTCCATGTTTAACTACCGAATCATACCTTCTTGCCGTAGATAGGAAGGTTTCCCTTGCCATGTTATCTACATAATAGTGAAGTACTTCGGCAATTGCCGCAAATAATGAGAGGATGATAATTAAGATATTCCCCTCCGAATAATCCGTTATGAGTTTCTGACCTTGGGGGTCTTTAAGTCCCATAAGGGATTCAACCAGCTTGGCCTTAATCTGTTGATAAGACCTCTGGTATGGGTTAAGCCATTTATTTGTGATTCCCATATTATTGTGTATTTAATGAATTATCCGACCGGTCATAGGTGATATCGAGGTACTGACTAGAATTTGTTCCATTTACTACATAGGTTACTTCTATGTGTATTTTTGCATCAACTCTAGTAACTGTGATATTTTGGAAGGTTATCCTTTGTTCCCAAGCACCTATGGCCTGTTTTAAAAACTCTTTAATTATAAAACTCAGGGCTTGTGAGTTTGGTTCCTCAATACATTGCCATAGTTTACTACCAAAGTTTTCCTGTCGAAATCTCTGGCCTATCATGTAGTATAATATCGAACTTATATTATCTCTGATAAGTTTGAAATCTCCATTTACTGGGTACCAACCCCTTTCACCCTTTTCATTAGTTGTAAGTTGGATAGGATAAGTTACACCTATACCAACTAAGTCTGTAAAGTAATTCTTTTCCATTAGTGTATGCAGGTTTTATCCTCATAATCGTCTACAACGAATTGTGAGAAAGGTTTAGTTACTTGAGTTACTGTAGGACCTGAAGAACCTGGTCCAGTAGTTACACCTGAGTGTACATGAGAATTGAACATACTGCGAAGTTGTTCTAGTTCTTGGATAGTTTGATTTAGTTTTTCGGTTAATTGAAAAATATTGATTACTCCACCATTTTCTCCAGTATTAAGTATCACGGAATCACCAGAAGATATGTTCATATCTCCATCGGCATTTATTACTATTTCTTTCTCTGAACGAACATTTACAGGTCCATTGAAATGTAAATTGAGTTCTCCGTTATCATCATCTATTACTATTAAGTTTCCTTCGGGAGTAACTATCCCCATTTTATTGGGACCATCCAGAGGTTGGGGTATTTGACTCATTCCCCAACCATGGTATTCCCAGAGAGGTTTAGTTGGGTCCCCAAATTCAAAAGTAACAAATACCGTATCTCCCACTTTAGGGGCTAAGAATTTGAAACCAGAACTAATTGAACCATGTTGTCCTTTAGGATATGCCCAAGCAAATACTCCACCCATTACCTCTGGAACACATACCTTTACCCTGTTCATATGTTTCTCTACATCGTTATTATCAATAACAATGCCACGATAAACAGAGTAATACCGACCAAGACCCTCTAAGCCTTCGTCGGTTATTATCTTTGCTGTTTCGTAACTCATACCCTTATTTTTCTACATAGATTTGACTTGCAATTCGCTTATGCCTTTTAGCTATGTCTCGGTATACTCGATTAGCTATGGCCATATAATTAAACTTAACCCCATAATCTTCAGGCACTTGGATTTGTTTAACTGATATCTTACCAGGAATTAACTTACCCTTAGAGGTAACTGTATTACCTGTAGATAACACTATACCCTCTGCCAAGGCTTGGGGATTATCGGCATTTACTTCCGTATAATAAGCTTTCTTTCGAATAAACTCAGCTTGACCCTTGATATCAATTATGTCTCCCTTATCATTCAAGAAATGCTCATTGTAATATACCTTCTCATTATAAGTAAAGTTAAGATTAAGATTCTGAGAAGTACTTAGGGCTTTTTTATCTTGCCCCTTTTTAGTTTTAGCATTAGCTTTAGCATCATTAGCTACAATGTTTTGAGTAGATAAATCAGTTTTAGAAGTTACAGAGCCAGACTTGGAATTGTTCTTTACTAATTCCATATTAGTTATATACCCTTGACCAGCGTCCATAGAATGAGTACATTGTTTTATATACCAAAGCCCTGACCAACGTTTTCCTACGTTATCTATACGGATTATTTGAGAAGTTGCTAGCATAGGTCTACCTACTACCTGAAGTTGACATACTAACCTTTTCTCAGTTTGCTTTAAACCACCATTGGCATTAGCATTAGCTGCCCAAGCATACTTATCGGCACCACCGTATCTACTAAATAAATTATGATAAAGTTTATAAAGGGGTACCTTGAGATTTACCCTTTTCATATGTCTTACCTTAACCCTCTTACCATATTGACCTTGACCATAACCCTTAGTAGTATCAACTTCCATATCGGATAATACTTCAGTATAGGGGTCTTTCTTTAAAGCTTCGAAACCTCTCTCTGAAGCAGGTAATATTCCAGCTTGAAAATTGATACCAGAAGCTATACCCGCTCCTGCTTGTTTAGAGGTATAACCCTCTGGGTCATAATCTAAGGGGTCTACATACTCTTCTACCATAAATTCCATACCATCTTCATCTTCGAAAAGATACATTTCGCATTCTAATAGCTTCTTAAGATTAGCTTCTAATTCTTTACCATTCTTAGAATTTCTTAACACTTGTTTAAGGGCATTCTTCTTATCGTCAGGTAACTCATTAGCTGCTTGATTAATGGTAGCTCGTACTTCTTCGGTAGACATTTCATCAAATCTCCTTTGCTTACCTGCTTCATAAGCACCTACTGGACCCACTGCTTCATATTCTTCTACTCTCTTTTTATATTCTGCAGTTTTTTCCATGTTATACTGAAGCTGAGTGTCCCAAGCATCCATTACCTCTGTAGGAGTAGTAGGATGACTTCTATAATCTTCAAACCCATTGCCAGTAATATTAGACACCATAAGGTTATCTACCTGAGCCACAGGAGGTCTTAAAGCTAATGGAGGTTTATCCTCTGGCTCATTTATATTAGTTGATAATACCGATAAATCTTTACTATCTGGGTCTAGAGATGGAGCCAATACTGCTTTAACTCTTTTAGTTATTTTCTGAGTAGCAAAAGATACTCTAAGTACTTCCCCATTCTCTCCTTGATATGTATAAGTACATACCGGTTCTTCATGGAATTTCCGATTATGTATATAGATAACACCATCCCTTGAATCCACATACCATGGCCCATTAGTATACCCTTTCATCTTCTGTTCTAATTGAACTAAGACGTTCTTGCCCACTAATCCAAAGTCACTATCAATTAAAGCTTTCAAATCTTCTGGCATAGCTACTTCTGCTACTCCACTGTATTTGTTAGCATAGAGTACTTTACCAGTAGTAGTACGGGTATTCTCTGTGGGTACCTGTAGTGACTCGTATACTTTATTACTTATTATCTGTTGTTCCATTACTGAAATATTTCTATGATTACACCAGTAGCATTCCCACAGCCATTGTCTAAATAGGTAGATAATTTATAGCCTTCCATATCCGAATGGACATAAGCAGGTTGATATCTTAAATCTCCCGAAGAATCAATGCACTTAATAGTTACATGAGTACCTGTAGAATCAAATACGGCTTCGAATTCCCTTACCTTAATTATTTTTATGGGTCCCGATATAAATTGGCCATCAGGGTATATATATCCCCATTGAAGACAAATGTTTTGGTTCTCTTGAATCTCGGCAATATCTACAGTATCAGGATTACCCGTATCGAAAGTAATGGTAGCCAAGTTTTCTTTTTCTTCATCATATCTATAACTCCAGGTACTTATATACGCTCCAAGGGGTATACCTGTAATTGGATTCATTATAGGCATACCTCCAAAATTGAAAAGGGCCAAATAAGGTTGACCCATTCCATTATATAATATAGGTTTCTGTTTAGCTGCCATAAGTCGGTATTCTTATTAGGGTTCCCATTTCTAATTCCTTAAAAGGATTCAGTATCTTATTAGCTTCAGCTATTATGTACCACTTACCAGAATCACCATAGTACCTGAAAGCAATGTTCTGCAAGGTTTCCCCATCTTTAACGGTATGTTGAATATCGTTAGAGGATTCCGGTACTACTGGAGGTTTAGCTTCTAAGGAATAATCCCCATCGTTATACTTCAGAGCATAGGCATTATTATATGGGCTAGCTCCCTTTAGGTATTGGTTAACATCAATCATATTTAATACCTCCTGTCTTTTTAAGTGAATCGGAATTTATAAAATCTCCATAGGATAAGTTATATGCACTTACTCTCTTGAAAATCAATTCTTGAGTTGCTGCTGCAGGCAATAACCTACCATTACCAAAAGTAGCTGGCTTTCCGGGTACCCTTATTCGATAACCGTTCTGAAAGTTCTTCAGAGTATAAGTTGCTGAGGTAAGGATATAATTGTGGTTATCGAATATACCAGAATCCCCCCACTCAATCTTAACAATCGGAGGAGCAGCCTGGTAACCATTAGATTTAGACCATGCCTCTAATAACCTACATTTATTGATTACCTCTTCTGGATTTTCTGGGTCATTACAGTACCAAGACACATTGAATTGAATAATGTCTTCAGCTCCAGTAAAGTGATACATTGGTACATTGCGACCCATTGATTTAATGGTTGCCCATGTAGTTTCTCCCCTAAAGTCCAATTCTGGAGGTCTATTCTGTAGGGTAATATATTGAGTAGGGTTAACAGTCATGTTATATATCCTTACCTCATTCTGATATATAACATCTGCTTTAGCCTCGAAGTTTCTGTAATTAGTAGTATTCTTATTCCCTTTTGCTGGGTCTACTCCTTCACCTTCTTCTAATCTCGGAAATTGTAATTCCATTCTCCATTTAGCTTGGAGCTGTTTATTTACAACTGGGTTCTTAGACGATATCTGAGCTTCTCCCATTACTCCATTGGGAGTATAGAGTTTACCCTTTTGAGCATCATCTTTGGGAAGAGTAGAAAGAGTTCGATTGAGTAATATCCGAGCTCTCCATAGCTTATTTAAGGGACCAGTAAGAACACCTGCCGTATCTCTTGTAAGGTCATTGTACTTTTCAACAACCTTACCTGCTGCTTTATTTAATACTCTAGCCATAGTGTTTTAGTTTTATATTCCCATTACAAATGCAGCTCCAGTAAAATCTTGTTGAGAACCTGGAGCATAATCTCCAACTGCTTGACCATCTACTGAGATATTGATACGAGAATCTCTCATGCCTTCCTTGATAGCTAATCTAACAGCATTAATAAATCTCTCTTCATTCTGGGCTCTAATGGTAGTTGGGTCTTCTTTCTCTTTATTCTGAGCTTCAGTATTCCTATCTACTGAATTACTAAGGTAACTAATACCCTCAATTAATAAAGGAAGACCTACAGTAATTGCTAATCCCCAGGGTCCACCGAGTAATCCCATAAGTCTACCACCTATAGAGGTTAAACCTTTTATAGCACCTTGCCTAGCCACTTGACTACCAACTTGGGCACCTGCTCCAGCTAAAGCCCCTCCAGCTAAATTACCCGCCATAGTAGTTGCTAATGGTACTCCAGGATTTGGTGTCTTAACATATCTTCCGGTTTTAGTGTTATAAAATCTACCAGCAGAATTCATACCAATACCGCTTGACATCATTTGGAGTTGAACCATGGTTCTCATAAGGTTAACCATCCTTACCATGTGTGCTTCCATAATGGCAAACTGAGTATTAGTTTTTATTGCTGCAGCAGACATACCTTCAGTAGAAGCAGTAGCAATAGTCTGTAAATACCCAACAGACCTAATAATACCTCTTACAGTATTAAATCCTGCAACAATAGTACCTACTACTACTGCAGTAGCTCCTACTCTAAGACCAAAACCTCCAACCCAAGTTTCTGAGATAGAATTAATTACTTTGATTATAGAGTTACCCACATCTAGTACTGGGGTAAAGATTCTACCCAAAGCTGCACCTGCGGTAACTGTTAAGTTCTCTATACTTGATTCGAATTGGTCAATTACACCTGCATCAGTTTTAAGACGTTCTTCATTGAGTCGATTTACTGCCCCAATGTTTTGGTCATAAGTAGCAAGTATCTTACCCATCTTATCTCTACCAGAAGCAATATCCCTAAGTACGGGGAGCATACCACGATTACCACGAACTCCAAAGATATTGAAGAAAGTTGGTGTTTCAATTCGTGAAGGTAAATCTACTGCAGCCTTAGCAAACTTCTGATAGATAGTATAAAGGTCTATAAGATTACCCTGAGCATCGAAGAATTCATCTGGACTTAAGCCCAGGTCTGCTAAAGCGTTATAGCCTTTCTTTTTTTGGTTAACAAGAGAGAGTTGTAAGTAACGAATCATATTGGCCAGTGAGGTACCTGCCATAGAACCCTGTATACCCATATCACCCAATACACCAATAGCAGCAGCGGTTTGCCGAAGGTCTACTCCAGCAGTTGCCATATCTGCTCCTGCATAAGATATGGACTGGGCTAAGTCTGTCAAAGATATATTTGCATTAGTAACTGCAGTATATAAATCATCGGTTACTCTAGCGGCTTCCCCCATTGGGATTTGGTACATTGACATGATATTAGTCATCAAGTCAGCTACACCACCTTTCTGTCCCACTGGCATTGTAAAGATTGAAGCCAGCTTAGATGCTGGCCCAATCATCTCTTTAATAGCATCGAATTTATTACCCGCCATAGCCAGGTATCTTTGTCCTGATGCAACATCCGAAGCCGTAAGAGGAGTTATCTCATTGACATCCTTTGCCAATTGTAACATCTCCCTTTGTTCTGCAATGGTAGCACCAGCAATTTTCGAAGCAGTCCAAACTTCATTCTGAACACCCGCAGAGTATTTATAGGCCCTTGCCATTCCCCCTACGAGCTGCATTCCGAAGTCCATTGTATTAGAAGCTGACATCTGTATACCTCTATTCCAGGTATTCATATCATTCATCATTGTTCTGAATGACCCAGATATCTTGCCAGCTTCTTGAGAGAATCGGTCTTTTAAAACCATGGCAACACCGACCTCTACTATACTCCTACTGGTATTCATAATTTATTTTCTTTTCTTTAATTGTTTATAATATTGCTCGGCCATTTCCTTGAATATTTTCCTTATTCGATACGGAAGACGTAAAAAGCCGAAATAGTCTAAGGCTATCTCGGCTCTGGTGATATAAACAAAATCACTCTCTAACATTACTCTTCCGTCAGGTAGAAAAAATTCGGTGCCCAAACTATAGGATAAGTTCTTTCCTCTCCAGTGGTTGGATTAGTGATGTGAGACTCACCTTTGAAAATGGGGTCCATAGATAAGATATGCTTTCTCATCTCAGCCATATCCTTTGCAGTAAACGGAGTAAAGTTTTCTACCTTCTCCCAACTACCATCAACCTCTAAGTGAAGATTACGGCAAAGAAGAGGAGCATTCTTAGTTTGCTTATCCAATGGCAACTTCATGAAATCTTGTTCCCCCTTACCCGTCATACAATCGAATTTAATCTTCTTGCCAGAGGAGAGAACATATTCATGGTTTATCAATCTAACCCCTTCTGGATAGTAAGGGATAGCATCGGGCTTTTGATTCAAATCATCCTCAGTTGGAGCAGTACCGTAATCGAAAAGGAACTCATGAAGGTCTTGGCCATAAGTAACTTTACCTCCATTCTCTTTGCCCCAATCATATTCAAATTCTACCTCATCCCCCAAAGAGAAGATACGAGAATTAAAGATAATAGCATAACGGTCATTGACTGGTAAGTTAAGGGCATCATCTACGGTTAATTTCCCATTAGGGGTAGCCGTAGTTCTAATTACAATTGCTGCAATGAACTTGGTAAGGTTCATCAAAGTCTTCATGTCTGAAAGGTTACTGAGGATATCTTCATCAGCACCATTCTGTTCTCTGATTTCATATTCGAAACCAGAAGGTCCGGTAAATCTAAATGTTCTAAATTCCATAATTTGATATATTTAATGTTTACAAATGTTCATAGTACTCCGTATAACAACAAGAAAGGGGTGAGCTCCTATCACAGGAATCCCACCCCTCCACCGAATCTTAGTGAAAATAGACTAAGGAATTAGTATTTATCTGCAGTACCAACTGAGAACTCTATGGACTCAATGGTATTCTCTGAAGCCATTCTGTCCAAGTCTAAGCCGGTAATCTTACATGGCCATACCTCTTCGAAGACGTGGGTATTAAGAACCGAGACTCCATCTTCGGCAAGTTCATTTACAATAGCCGTTTCCCAATATTGGCTTGGTACCAAACCTCCACCAACTATGTGGTCTTGGCAAGCATAAAGCCAATCATGAAGCCATGTGTCTGAACCTGCAGTAGTCATAAGTTTCTCTACAATAAGATTACCTATAGTAACCCTACCTGCAGTTTTAACGTCTCTATTGACGTCCCCATGAGCAACCTGGTCAATTTCAATATCTGGCAAAGTACAACTTTGGAATAGATAAGTATTGATAGGGTGTTTGGGGAACATGATGCTCCACAAGAATTTCTTCCGTGGGTTTTTTACTTTTGCTCCCATTGTGTTATGAGTTTATAAGTTATTACTTGTTTCTACGATTGATACTGCCTTAGAAGCTGCATCGATTACAATCTCCATAGTTACCTCTTGCATAGGAACTACATCCTTATACTTAAGGATAGCACGGTACTTACCCTGACGAGCATCTGCTTCGTTATTAACCGAAAGGTCATCCCAAGAAGTTGCATCTTGGTCACCCATCCAGGTATACTCGGTCATGGCATCTTCATCTACCAATGAATCCAGTGTAGGTTTAACCTCCAACCAGATTCTCTTCCAAGTACTCCAAACGTTTGGTTCTTCGATATATTTGTTGAGTACCGGGCGAAGGAACTTCTTCAGGTAAAGGTTCAGTCTTACGATTGAAAGGAATCTTTCAGAATCCTGTTTCACTTGAGAAGAGAAGCAATGCCATAGCATGGTTTGCTTACCTGAATCTGGAGTATCTTTGATTACCATCTCATTGATATAATTCTGAGCAAGAGTGTTCAGTTCGTTATATCGAGAAGGAGAACCATAGTTGGGGCATACTGGACCAACTGCATCTCCAATAACCCCTCGGTTCATACCAGCAAAGGATTTCCAAGGACCATATTGAGTAGCAGAGGCATCTCCCAAACCAACAATAGTACCCACTACATCGGAATCCTGAAGATTACCGTTTTCGTTGTAGTACTTAAGTCCACCACCAAAGTAGGCAATGTACTTAGAGTTACCTACAGTACCAAGGCAAGTCTGTACCCAAGTTACCTGAGCTTTGTAATCTCTTGCCTGAGTACCTTGAGTATAATGGGTTAAATGTTTGGGAACTTCGATATACAGTACCCATTCCATCAATTCCTTTGCCATATCTGCAGCAGCCTTATATACCTTGAGTACATCTGAATCGGTAGTAAGGTGTTGAGAGATATGTGAAATAAATAATTGGTAGAAGTCGGTGTAATCTTTTACCAAATCCAAGGAAGTAATCCATTCTTCGGCAGTTGGAGTGGAACCTGCACTACCGATAGTACCATTAAACAGTTTCTCTGTTTCGGAGGGTGCAGCATCTCCCACGGTAATAGTGATAGCATTCTTAGTACCATCAATATCATCGGTAAGCCACTTAATTAGGTTTTCAAAAGAGGAACCTGCAGTAATTACCGGCTTAATATATTCCGAGTTCTTAGCAAATGCACTAAGAGCAAGGTAATCTACCGAAGTGTTATTGTTATCATCGGCAGTTTTGTAGGTTATTACTGGTCCCTGTTCAAGTACTTGCCCATTAGCTGAATATATTTTATAATACAAGGTATTAGCTTGCTTATAAAAACCAACCTGGAAAGTATTTGCACTACCAATTGGATCTCCATATCCCTTGGTTACTAATCCAAAACTATAAGTAGTACTACCAGATTTTAAAGTAATCAAAGCAGAGGGTTTAGCTGGGTCAGTTACAGCAGAAGCAACTGAGATTTCATCTTCTGAATCTTTAGCTTTTCTTGCCGCAGCCGGAGAAGCAGTTACTGTACCTTGAGTAGCTCCTTTGCCAAGTACTCGAATAACACGAAGCTTAGAACCACCTTGCAAAGCCTTTTCGATATTTGATACAGAACCATCGGGTACAATTTCAGAACCATAGATTCTTTGGAACTGAGAGAATGTAGAGATGATTTCTGAAGGGTCATCGTATGGACCTTTAGTAGTTCTAGCCAATACACAAGAAACTCCTAACATGGGAGTAGTTTGAAGAACATTGTTGTTCTTAAACTTAAAATCAACATGAGGTGAAGTTGGCATAATTCTATTGTGATTAAAGTTAATTACTCGTTTAATTTATACCCTAGAGTATTGTACCTATACCTTAGGTACTTTTAACTCTAGCATCTCATTTTCGTTTTGTTCGAACAATCCAATAAGAACCGATATATCCTTGATAGGTGTAAGAGTACCTTCTCCCAAAGCTTTTTCTGGAAGAATACCGTCCTTACATACATAGGTGTATACCTTCTCAAGTATACCATGCTCTACATCTGGATGGTCATAATAATTACCAATCTCAATGAATAGGTTTCCGGTGGGAGCAAGCCTGCCCTTTTCCCATTCCTCTAAATCATTGAAGTATGGTCTCACGTATCCTCTAGCAGGTAAGCCAGTATATAAGATTGTATGTAGCAATCTCATATCTGATTGTGTTTGAGAAACCAGATGTACATCTATGGTAATATCCTTAGTTTCATAAGGAAACTCTGAAGCTTGGTAATTACCATCCTCAAGTTTATCACCAATGATGTATTTATTCACACCAATATCTCCAGCATAATAACCCTGTAGTTCTATGGTTATTCTTGGGAGAGTCTTTGGGCCTTTTACTTGATTATTCCCTATACCAAAAAGTGGTATAAACTTCTTCATACCTTTGATTGCCTCTTGAAATCTTTTTTCGTTTTCTTGAGACAAAGGTAAGAAGTCTTCTGGGTTTAAGGTAAGACCCATTTCCAACATTGTACTAAGTAGAGAGATATAAAAAGTTCTTTCTACTATTTCTTCTGAGTTTACCATTAAAGTCCTAATCTAATATTTAATTGAACACTTTGATTGCCATTGTCATTAATATACCCATTATAAGTTACCTGAATACCTCCAAAACCACTCATTATGGTTTGTAAATGACCAACACAATTTAATTCACTAACCCATTGAGTAGCAATATTTGAAGGATAATCGGTAAGCCATACTTTAAAGGGTATTGGTTCTGAACCAATACCTCCAGGGAATTGACCCTCTATTGTCTTACTTATATCGGTTATCTTAAATTGTTTTATAAATTTAGCAACTTGAATACCGTTGATAAGGTAGTACTGATAACCCTTTACATTACTAATCTGAGCAGTACTAGTATTTTGACCAAGATTTGGGAATGGTATATTCGGGGTTGGTTCAAAGCCATACTTAGTAGTTCTAGTACCTGGAGATTGAGTTATATTTAAAACTATCTCAGTGTTAGGTTCTTGCTGTGAGATAATCTTAACTATAGCAGTTCTTTCCAAGGGGTCATAGTTACTGGGGTTATGTTCTTGATTAGTAGATTTAGTTTTGATAGTAAGCTTACCTACGGCATTAGCTTCTCCAATTTCTTGGGTTACCTCTAACCAATCTGAGGAGCTTTCAACTTTCCAATCTACAGCACGATATTCATCTTGAGGCTTATTATCGATAAACTTCTGTTGGTAACTGTATACACCTATTTCTAGGGTCTCACCCCTTTTAGTACCATCGAAAGTATGGGAAGTAGTTTCTGGAGTGATACTAAAATAAGTTCCCCAGGTCTCTACTATTTTAGGAGCGGCCTTTTGTACCAGAGTTACTTCCCTTTCTACACCCTGAACTACTACCTTGAGAACCTGCTCTTTTATATTATTCATGTCTTCGTTTACTGCCTTAGGCTTTACCCTAATAGTTGCAGTACCAGTTCCGGATAATGAAGATATTTCAAAGTCTGCTGCCATTTTTAACTTTCCTTATTTCTTTTCTAACTTCATTTCGTATTTCCTTTTGTAAGGCAGCTTTTCCACCAGCAGCCTTAAATGCAGGATTCCAAAGAGGACGAGGTGGTAAATTACCATCTCTGCTACCATACTCTAACATGATAGCTATCTGATTCAAAGTCTTTCTTGAAGTCTTACCAGTATAGGTAATCTTCTTGATTCCAATTGGTAAACCAACGAAAGTTCTATTCTTGGTCTTTACTACAGTAACGGATTTAGCATATTGACCCGTGAGTCGTAATAGAGTATGCTCCCCATATTTCTTTACAGTACCTGGAGCATGTTTTGGCCAAGAAGTATGGGTACCGGGTGGTGGAACACCCGTATTCAAACTTCGTCTTACTATACGAAGAAGTTGATTACCAAACTTTTCTGTACCTTTCGCATAGCCTTCGGTTAAGATACTTGGAGTTTTGGCAATCAACCTTTCTGCACGAGCTTGTTCTCGTTTATCTACGTATATTTCTAGAGGGCCAACTGGAGTCGATAGTGTAATATTAACCGACTTACTTGGCATAATTCTTACTGTTGTTTAGGTTTATCCAATCCCAGCTCCTGAGCAATTCTCTGTAACAGAGTCTCTTGAGTGGATATTCGTTGGTCCATGTATTGACGGAACTCCTCAAACCCTGGAGCAGGTTTACTTGGAGCAGAAGGTGATTGGTTAATTGAATTGAGAATGTTATCGCATTCAGAAACAATTGCCTCAAACTTTGGTCGATTGTTAAGTATATTCAAGGCATTATGTTTCTGCATAGTAACCTCATTAATTATATTCACTACATCGGTAGTATAATATACACCATTATAAATACCTTCATCAGATTGTGATGGCAAGTATACGGTGAGTTGTGATACCGAATCTTGGATTACCAATTCGACACTGTTAACAAAGCCGTCTTTAGCACCAGAGGCCATTGGTTTACTTTCTCCTACCTTTACGATTCTTGCTGTATCAAAAATAGGATAACCAGACCGTCTGTCTTTTTCTAATGTGAAAATCATTTCACCTTTCTGTACCTTTTGGAAAATCAATGTTCTTTCGTCCATAATCATCTTTTATTAATTAAGTTTAAACCAAATGAAACTGCACCTGGATTCCTTTGCATGAAGTCTACCAGGTTTAAGAATTGATAGTATCCAAATTGATTTATGAGTACCTGAGCTTTGTTTGCTACTTCTTGTGCAATCTCTATATTGGGAGCAGGTAGAGCTAATTGTATCTTGAATTCGGTGAGTTGTTCTTGTTCCATAATTCCTTAGTTTAATGAGTTAAAACGAAAAAAGGAGTACACCTAAAAACAGATGCACTCCTTTAATCATCTTGGTATTTTAAATTACTAAGCTGGCGTTGTAGTACCGGTCTTCAAGGCAGCTACCACTTGATTGACGATGTTCTGGTCTCTCTGAGCATCTATCACTCGATTGAGGCGAGCAATCTCGGTGTCTTTAGCAGTGTTCTCGATGAGGCACTTGATTTCCTGTTGGCCATTCTTGAGGTCACAGCAGCAACGTTCCAACTGAAGAGCCAAGTCAGATTTTACTTCTTTAATCAAGCCTTTGGTTTCACAGCAGCAATCCGACTGTTGGTGTTCCATGTGGCAGAGACGATCCATAACACGGTTGAAGCCTGCGCCCATTTGGTCACGAGAATCTCGGATATCCGAATTAGTTTTGTAACCCAAATCGCAAAGACCTCTTTCCGTAGTGAAACGGTTGTTAAGGATTTCCCTACCAACACCGGCAACGTCTTTTGCTACACCATTGACTTCTTGAGTAACTCCACGAGCTGCATCAGAGATATCTTTGTAGATACCCGCCTTTGCTTCCTGAACCGTAGCTTCTACTTTCTGAATATCAGCTTTTGTGTCATTGATTTTGTCCCATACGGAAACTGCAGCAGCACCAAAGCCACCACCTACCAATGCACCACCAACGGCTCCCCATCCAGAGCCCCAGCCTGAGTTGTTACGCGACCATAGTTGCAATCGTTGCAACCTCTATCCGCGATTACAACGCCATCGCCAGCACCTTTTACTTCGACTCCCATAACGGTTTAGTTTTAGAAAGTTAATAAATAAGTTTTTGATTTCTCTAATACATTATAAAATACTATGGTGTTGTATTTTAAATACTAAAGTAATATTCATAGGTAATCACTGCAGCATTCTGAGTTATGTTGACTGTAAGCTCCCAACCGTCATCATCGTTTTCTGCTTGCCTTAATTTAATGGTACCTGACCTTGTTGATTCTACGGTATTCTCTGTTAAGGTTAAGGTTAACCCATAGTTTCCATTATCACTTGATAACGTTGTAATTGCTACATTTGTAACCCAACTTGGTTTTGAGGTTACAGTTAAAGCTAATGGGTATCTTGTACTTATTTCAGAACCGTTTATTACCTTAGTCTTAAAAGAATAAGCTACATCAACTGTAAAATTATTACCTCCCAAAGCTGATAATCCGGTTCTGGAAGTAGTTCTAGAACCAGTAGGGGAAGTAAATGCCAAGTAATACTTATAAGATACTGAAGCAGCACTCTGAGTAACTGTGATGGTTTTAGTAGTTGCCCCACTATAGGATGCAGTTACTGTACAACTTCTACTTGAAGTACCCGTGTTCTCTGTAGCAGTAAGTACCGTCTTAGCTGAATTCAAACTAAATCCAGTACCACTTGCACTAACCGTAGGTGTAGCACTCTTCGAAGAACCTGCACTTGTTGACCCTGAACTCCAATGGTTGGTAGTAGGTATACTTACACTGGCATAAATATTAACACTACCTCCTGAATTAGAGATAGAGTATGAATTTGCCGATAAACTTATTACTGGTGTACCATCGGTAGTACTGGTAATTGAATTCGCTGCCTGATATACATCAAGGGTTATAGATTTCGATTTACCATTCAGGGATACTGTACAAGTAAGGGAGCCTACTCTTGTTCTAGCCTTAGATGTAGTTCCCAAAGAACTTGCACTAACGGCAGTACCATAAGAAATACTAGCACCAGTTGTAACTGTACCTCCTCCCGTAGTAGAACCATTCCATCCCCAAGTCTGTGAATAACTTGGAGCTGTTGTAAATGAACTCCTTGTTCCTCCTGATGCTGGGATATCTGATACTGCTCCACCACTTACTGTGATTTCACTATAGGTTCTATAACCTGCAGATTGAGAACAACTAATGGTTAACTTCTTATTGGTTTCTGCTTGAGTTAATACTACACTACCAGACTTTGCCGAAGTAGAAGTATTATTGGCCATAGTTACCGAAGTACCAGTACCAGTAACTCCTGTATTAGCCCGGGTATAACTTAAAGAAACCTGACTACCATAAGTATGCCCATTTCTGTACTCTTGTTTGTAAGAAGTTACAGTAAATGTTTTCGTTCCTCCAGTTGCCCCAAATGACATAGATGTTGGATTCACTGAGAAAGTCTGAGTCCAACTTTGAGATGCTGCTGCCTGAGACCAACCGATAGCAAAAGTTTTACCAGAGCCCTGTTGGAGTATTACTCCATCAGTCTTGGACCTTGCAGTTAAATCTAAGTTCTCTTGAGCAACCCAACCTCCGGCATCGGACCAAGATATCCAAGAAGGTAATCCAGAAGTAGAGTAATTTACATCCTCTTTAATACCAGTAGCTACACCATCTAAGTACTTTTCCCGATTAGAGGTTCCTCCAAAGCCTTTATCTGCATTGGTAGGAGACCCACCTAAAGCAGTAAAGTTTAGAGTAGTATTAGCAAGGGTAAAAGTATACTTATAGGTTACCTTATGAATATCTTCGAGTTTAACACCCTCGTTATTTCCATAGGAACTAGCATTGGAGATTTCCAAGCCAACGTAATTTTCCCCCGTTCCTGTAGGGGTGAGTGCTAACAATTCAGCCTTGGTAGGGCAGTCGTTACCTGTCTTACCAAGGCCTACTTTAGTTTTGACAGCACTCCATGTTGCTATCTCTCCCATATTAATCTACATCTTTAAGATTTCTGAGTTCTGAGATTTCAGCCTTCAAAGCCTTAATCTCATCGTAAAGAAGTTTGATACCTTCGATTGCCAGAGTAGACATCTTATGGTACTTAACTTGTTTTACCAATACGTATTCTTCACCGTCGATAACAACTGTTTCGAATTCCTCAGGATTAGGAACTGAATCCTTAGTTCTTGGGTCTTCTTCTACGTAGTTATTAAACCCAGCTGCTTCCAAACCTTGTGCAATGGTACCTTCATCTTCCTTACCATCCATGATAAAGGATTCTGTAGGTATACTGCAAATTTGTTCCAGAGTATGGGTTAACGGTTTGATGTTAGATTTCAATCTTTCATCGGAAGACTCTTTCCAGAAACCAGAAGGAGCAGTAGTCTTAGCAAATACTACCTGGTCGGTAGTTGCCAATCCCAACTGGGTTCTAGTTACTGAATGAGGATTATCCTTTCTACCAGCATGGTTATTGATAGAAGTCTGAGCAGCAGTACCAGCAGCCTTAGCATCGGCAATAGCAGAAGCTTGAGCGGTAGATACTGGTTTGTTAGCATCTGAGGTATTATCAGCATTACCCAAACCTACCTGAGCCTTGGTTACTCCATGAGGATTGCTCTTATTGGCAATATGCTGATTTACCTTGGTTTCCAATGCAGTTAAATCGGTATCAGTATTACCTACTGCTTCATCGATGTAAGTCTTCAATTCTGTTCTAAGAGAATTGATGGCATTGGTTCTGTTAGTAATCTCATTTGCCAACCCAGTAACTGTGCTATCCAAGTTCTTCTTGTCGGCTGCGGTCATTACACCGGCTACAGTTTGTGTAGCTGCGGGAATATCGAAAGTATGTTGAGTTTCGTTTACTTGGAAACTACCATCCTCTTTCCTTTCTGTCCACCAGTAACCCAGGGTTAATTTAGTAGCAGAAGTAATCAGATTAATTAGGTTACCCGAGTTCTCCAAATCTCTACCCAAGATATGGTCAGGCAAACTATTAATCTTAGCAAGAAGAGCATTATCTGCATTGGTACGATTTGTAGTTTCTGTAGTTATCTGATTAGGTAAAGTAGTGTCAAGCTTAACTTTATCGGTAGCAGACATAACTCCAGCCTGGGATGCTGTAGCAGCAGTAATCTGAGAATAATGACCTTGAACATTACCGTTGCCAAACCAACATTTGAAATTCAATCGTACAGTACTTGCTTGGTAAGTGTTGTTATCAAAATGGGATGCACCATTAGTCTTCAAAGAAGCAATCTGGTTTTCTAATTCTTTACCTCTACCACCATCAAAAGCAGTACCAGTAATTTGCCCAAGAATAAGTACCTGAGCATCTGCTCTTGCAAAGATAGTACCTGTCCAACGGAATTGGTAAGGAGGTTCACCATTGGTGATATTGATATAAATCTTACCAGCTTCTCCAGTGATGGCATTTTGATGAGCTGCATCTGAATACAATTTGATATTCGTAAGTTCACCAGTAGCGGATTTATCATAGGTAGCATATACATCGATGATGTCATCTACATATGAAGGTAATTGGTTAGCCGGTACTGTACCATTTGCATCGAGAGAAGCAAATCCATTAGCTTTACCTTTCGTAGCAACAAAGGCATCATGTTTAGCTTCTAGAGCATCAATATTTGCCTGCAACTTATTATCAAGTGCAGTATCTGCTGCTGTTCTATCAGAAATCTCTTTATCGATTCTTGCACCCAATGCAGTGTCGGCATCTGTACGAGCTTTTGCTTCATCAGCTACTGCTTTAGTGAACTTGGTATCAAGAGCAGTATCTGCATCTTTACGGTCTTGGATTTCTTTGTTCAGGGCAGCTGTAGATTCATTACCTAAAGCCTCGATTGCATCCTTGCGGTCTTGAACCTCTTGAGCAATAGCATCTGGTAAGGTCTCATCAAGATTTACCTTATCAGCAGCGGTCATTACACCGGCCTTTTCCTTAGTTGCCTTAGGTATGGAAATATTATCTGTCCCCTTCGTTTCATAAATACCCGTCTCTTCATTCTTTACTGAAGGTCGAGAAACAAGGTCTACATGTTCCGCATAGGGTACTGAATTGCGATGATAACTTACAAACTTTGGAGGAAGAGAATCGAACAACTTCTTATCGGCAGCTGATTGTACACCAGCCTTTTCGGGAGTTGATGAAGGCAAAGTAATTGGGTTCTGAACTGTAGTACCATCTTCAACATTAGTCTTAGTAGCAGCAATTCCCACTGTGGTTTCGTTAGGAGTAACGGCACCCAAAGCAAAGTTAGCGGTATTGATTCTGTCCAATTCTACCTTATCTTTCGCAGTCATAGTACCAGCCTTATCTGCCGATACTACCGGTAAATCGAAAGTATCTGTAGTGTCATCATTCAAGCCATTATCCTTAGTTACTGTAACTGTAACCTTATCAGGATCAGAAGCTGCTGAGATTTCGGTAATAGCATTGGGGTCTAAGCCATCAAGTTTAACCTTGTCTGCAGCAGACATAACTCCGGCAAGAGTTTGAGTAACTGGCAAAAGGTTCTTAGTTGCCTCTACCTCATCACCATACTGATTATTCTCTTGGTCTTTAGTAGAAGTTTTTACCTTGAATGTAAGTTGAGTAGCGTTACGAGTTACAGCACTTACATCTGTAACCATGGTACCAGGCAAAGCATCAGAAGTACCTTCCTCAGCTACTAATCTTTCCTCATGGTCATTGGTAATTGCAGTGAATTTATTATCCAATGCAGTATCGGCATCGGTTCTGTCTTGAATTTCTTTATCGATACGAGCATTGATTTTCTTATCTTCTGCAATACGAGCAGCTTCCTCTGCATCGATATTATCCTGGAGAACTTTATCAGCAGCAATTCTTTCTTCCCTTTCTGTATTGAGGTCAGAAGTATTCTGGTCGATTTTTGCCTCCAATCGGATATCTTCGGATTTACGAGCAGCAATTTCACTTTCCAACAAATCCTTGATGGCAGTGTAATTACCATTAACGTTATCTTGAATACCCTGGATTAGTTCCAAGTTACGTTGGATATTTGCCGAATTCTGATTTACCAGAGCATTGGTAGCATTCAGAGAAGTTAACAACTCTGTACGAGTTTCACTAACGAAAGTTCTCAAATCATTTACCGTTGTGGTAAGAGTAGTACTCAGGTTAGTGAAAGACTGTTGCAGGTTATCATCTCCCTGTTCACGCAAGTTCTTTTCGGCAGTAAGCTTATTCTCCAATTCGGTAAGCTTAGCAGTCATAGTTGCAGCGAAGTTGGGGTCATCTCCTAATGCTTTAGCAATCTCTGCTAGAGTATCAAGTACTTCAGGTGCAGAACCAATAATCTTTTGGATAGCCGCCTCTACTTGTTCGGCATTCTGGAAATCAGAATCGTTGAGTAATTCTGATACCTTCGTAATATAATTTGCATGTTCTTCGATGCCATCAAGTTTAGCATACAGAAGGTCGGTAAAATCATTTGCCGAAAGACCCTTGCCATCTACCTTGTCTACTTTCTTATTATCCATTGCCTGGTCTGCAGCAGTACGGTCTGCCTTTTCCTGAGCAATAGCATTATTAATAAGGGTATCTTGATTAGCACGTTCTGTGGCCTCCTTATCGATATTGGTTTGCAACAGAGTATCACCTGCCAAACGTTCATTCTTCTCAGTAAGGATATCCTGGTTGATAGCAGCCATGTCATCCTTGTGATTCTGAAGGTTGGTATCAATCTTTGCCTCAAGAGAAGTTTCCTTGGCAATTGCTCGGTCTTTCTCTGTATTAATTGCAGTGGTATTATTCTTAACCTGTTCTTTAAGGTCATTCATAGCAGTCGTATTGCCTGCCTCTAGAGAATCAATACGAACTCCCAATGCAGTATCAGCCGCAGCTCTGTCCGTTTTCTCTTGGTCAATCTTGGTATTCAATTTACCTACCTCTGATTCCAAAGCTTGTTTGGTATTATCCAACTTAGCAGTGAATTCTGTAGACAAGGCTTTATCAGCAGCAGTACGGTCTGCTACTTCTTTATCAAGATTTACCTGAAGAACTTGGTCTGCAGCTGTTCTCTCAACACGTTCAGTGTTAAGGTCGATATTTACATTATCGATACGAGAACTCAAACCACTGTCAGCATTGGTACGGTCAACGATTTCCTCGTTAATCATATCCTTAACTTCCTTGTAGTTATCGCCTACAGTCTTGGTTAAGTTAGTGATAGCTTCTGAGTTCCTTTCAATATCGTGCTGATTAGTAGCGATAGCAGTAGTATTCGCATTAACCTGTTCCGTAAGCTCATTACGAAGAGTGTTAATAGAATCCTGAATGCTCAAAGCCAATTCTGAAACACGTTTGTTTACGTTATTCAGACTTACAGTGTAAGCCTCATCAGCAGTCTTTCTGTCGGCAATTTCCTTATCCAAGCTGGCTTGAATTGCAGCATCAGCATCTTTACGGTCTTGGATTTCCTTATTCAGGTTATCCTTAACTACATTAAGAGCAGTATCACCTGCAGTAGATTTATTGTCGATATATTCTTTCAGCTTAGTTTCAAGAGCAGTATCTGCAGCAATACGGTCTGCTTTTTCAGTAGCTACCTCTGCACTGTTTGCAGCATCACCAGCAATACGGTCTTCCTTCTCTTGGTTAATCTCCTCAGTTAAGGCAGCTAACTTCTTGGTGATAGTTGCAGCAAAATTTGGGTCATTACCAAGGGCATCAGCAATTTCCTTCAATGTATCAAGTACCTCGGGAGCAGAGCCTACAATTTTCTGAATAGCAGCATTAACTTGCTCTTCATTTTGGAAGTCCATATCATTAACCAACTCAGAGAGCTTGGTAATGTAATTGGCTTTCTCTTCAATACCGTCAAGCTTAGCCTTAAGAATATCCGTGAAGTCATTCTTAGTCAATGAATAACCTTCACGTTTATCTACCTTCTTATTATCAAGTGCCGTATCTGCATCTTTACGAGCTTGAGTTTCAGTAGCAATAGCTTCCAACAGTTGAGCCTTATCTGCTTGACCTTGGAGTTTTACATCCTCAATTTTATGGTCTAAAACCAAATCCTGAGCAGCACGAGCAGTAGCTTCGGAATCAATATTATTCTGAAGTACCTGGTCTGCAGAGGTACGAGCTTGAGCCTCTTGGTCAATTTTACCTTGCAAAGCATTATCTGCATTAGTACGGTCAGCTACCTCTTTAGAAATTTCGTTGTGAAGAACTTGGTCCTCAGAATGACGATCTACTGCTTCCTGATCTATCTTACTCTGAAGAGCCTGGGTATCAGATTGGCGATTAGTAATTTCCTCGTTAATCTTAGAATCCAAGACAGTATCAGCATTGGTACGGTTGGCAGTCTCTTCAGCAATCTTTGCCTCGAGTGCAGCCTTATCATTGATATGAAGAGTCTTAAGGTTATTTACACTTTCCTTAATCTCATTATCGGCAGCGATACGTTCATCTTTTTCCTTTTGAATAAGGTCCTTGAGTTCTTTCTCAAGTTCACCATTATCTTGATTTACCTTATCTTCAAGGTCTTTGATGTCTTCAGCATTCTTATCTACCTTCTTCTCAACTCGGTCGATTTCAGCTTTTAAGTCTGACTTTACAGTATCAATCTTCTTGTTAATCTGATCTAGCCCATATTCAAGATTATCCTGAACTGCTGCTACTGCTGCACCCAAAGCGGCTTCTGCCTCTTTAGCTCGATTAACCTCTTCTGTTAAAGCAGTACGTAATTCGGTTAGCTTATTGGTAATAGTTGTAGCAAAGTTGGGGTCATTACCCAATGCTTCTGCCAACTCTTTAAGAGTATCAAGGGCATCATCAGCACCATCAACCAAATCACTAATCATCTGTTTAACTTCTTCCTCAGTTTGATATTTCAAATCATTCTCAAGCTGAGAAACTTTAGTGATATAATTTGCATGTTCTTCGATGCCATCAAGTTTAGCCTTCAACTCATCTGTAAAATCATTTTTCGATAAGTCGTATCCTTCTTTCTTATCTACCTTATTCTTGATAGAAAGTACGAAGGCCCAGAACTCATTTATGGTTCCTCCAAAGCCAGCTTTAACAAAGTCATCATAGTAACCCTGTAATAACCGCTGGTCTATTTCTTCGCAGGTATAATACTTACTTACATACATATTTTATAAAATTTAAGGATTAATTACTGCACGTTGACGACCCAGTAAGAATTCAGAATCGATATCCCTGAATGGTTCTCCCTCTGAACCACAGAAGGCATTCATTGGTATATTCGGATTTTCTGGATCTACATCTCCACCGTCTTCTATATCCCCCCGTATGCAAGCATAATCGGGAAGCTTATTTACACGGAATTTCATTACCTGGCCTATACCAGGATGAGGTATTATTTTATCCCAGATATCACCGAAGTAATCTTGAAAGCAGGTGACAAATTTGTTTCCGGTCATCGATTGAAATGCCGTTACATCGTTGCCATTACCTTTCATTTCAATATGAACTCCAGATGTACCATTAAGGATAACCAGATTACTATCAAACCAGATTCCACTGGAGGTAGTAATTGGGGTCCACCTCAGTACTAACATCTTTGCCATACACTTAATGTTTTATTCTACAAATTCAATTTTGGTATCTCGGTCTCTCTTTAGGATAACCATGAAAACTAGGGCCTCATCCTTTGCCTGAGCAGTCTGAGTATCTCCAGAAGGCTTATACGTTATACCATTAATTACAAACCTATCTTGTTCCCAATTAAAATCCCAATATCCCTCAGAGGTAAGATAACCAATCTGTTCTATATAAGATTTAGAAATTAGTATTGATAAGTTTTCATCATCCAATTCTCCAGTTACTGTAGCCTTATTAATTGGCCAGTTTCTGAAAGCATTGTAGTAACATAATGCCTCGATTTGGATATTGTAATACTTGGGTATACTATCTTCGGCATGACTGAGAAGTTGGTTAACATTTTTTGCCCAAGTTATGGTTTGTCTACCAGCATCCCAATCCAAGAAATCGGTGATAATTTTCTTGTATCTATCCCAAGAGCGGTTCTTTACCATTCTCCATGGTTCTTTTGTCATAGTTTAGTTAAAATTGAGTCATTACCACCCTTTACTGGTGTACTTGGGTTAGGCCCATCTAATATACCAGGTTTTCTTCGGTTAACTACCCTTGGTATTACAGTTCTGAATACTTCATCACAGAACGGTAAATAGATTTCCAACCGTGAAGCTAACATACAAAGGTTCTTTCTTAATTCATCTATTAATCCACCCGGTTGCATTGCTTGAGAAAGTGTTTTCCATAGGGAACTTGTAGCATCTGCCAAGGTATCATAATATTGCACTTCAGTAGGCCCAGTAGTGATTTGTTTAATTCTATCACCTCGGGCAAGTTCTGGTTTAGAGGTACCATCACCAGTTTGTTCTTTGGTAGAAGTTAATTGACTTAAATATTCAGAAGTACTCGTTAATAAGTTAAGTATCTTCACATTAAGAAAATCCCATGCTGCCAATTCCATTATTAATTGGTTTTCTAGTGCTTCATACCATAATTCGTCAGTATATTTATCTGGTGGAATTGTATGATTTACTAGAGGTCCAATATAATATTGCCACTTGGTGATGTAAATGGATTTATCCTCTCGTGTCATACCATCGGAGATTTCTGATGGAATATAATGGTCAATTAAATTATATATTGTATCAGCTAATGCCGTATGCCCATAATCACAAACTACCAGAGTCTTATCTACGGTGATATCTAAACCATTCGAGTTAGTTACATGTAGGGTTACTGTATAGAAACCGGGAGCTTCATAAGAATAGGAAACATGTCTTCCACCATTGAAAACCTCTCCCTTATCATCGCCAAAGTCCCAGTCAAAAATAGATTTGGCCGGGACTTTGGATATGACTCTGAATGAAACTTCCAGACCTGACGTAACGTACAAAAAGTCCAGATTATTTTTCATATTAGTCTGTCTTATGTAATTTTCATATAATTAACCTTTAGAAGAAGATTCAAATTCTTCCAGCAAAGCCTGGAGAAGTGTTTCTACTGTATCATCTTTCTCGGCAACGATTTCATGTAAACCAGCTACCAGCTTCAGTTCTTCAAGAGAATATCCCTTTGAAAGCTTTTCCAAAGTCATGCCCTTTTTAAACTGGGCATTTAACCTCTTGTCCAACTTTTCGATGTCAGCCTCCGAATACTTTTCGATTTCCGATTTATCAGCAATGATAATCAGATGACCCGAAGCAACAGCCTTCTGAATTTTCGGTGTACGGAATTGACGACGAGTGAGTTCTTTTTCTTCTCCTCTACAAATGGTAATACCAGTTGATTGGTCATGAAAACTGTAAGCTCTTGGTCCCACAGTTAATGTATATTTATCTTTAGCCATATTTTCTAAGATTAAAATAAAAGGTAATTAAAGAGGGGATGGGTCTTTTTAGTTACCCACCCTCTCTGGGAATTTATATAGATGAAACCGGACGTTCTTATTCAAGATTAACCATCAGGTAAGGATCTACGTTCATGAATTCCGGGAATCCGAATTCAGAGAACTTCTTATCTGCAGCCAGCAACAGAGCAGCATCTTGGTACATCTTGGAGAAGCCAGTAGTTAAGCTTGCATAAACAGCCTCGGTTTGGTTAGAAACGATTCTTTCAGATTCCAACATCAATTGACGAGCGGTAAGCTTAATCAAGGCAGCAGATGTATCAATTAACAATAATTGCTGATCTGGAGTGCCCGGGTGAATATAGAAGTCAGCATTCTTGGGAACCGGAGACTTCACATTCAGTGTAGCTTCAGTTGTACCAGAATGACGATCTTTGAATTCTGGCAAGTTCAACATTTCAATTGCCTGATCTTCACCACCAATCATAGTAGTAAAGTTACGTCCCATACGAGCAGCACGAACCCAAATATGCAATAGATCCTTGTAAGTAATGCCATTGGTTGTTTCGTATACACCAATTACTGGGGCAGACTCAGAGCCATCAGGGTTGTTACCATTGATAGCAACGTCCATAGCCAGAGTATCCAGAGCATAACCCAACTGAACACCAAAATCACGAAGGTAGATTCCCAAGACATCGAGTGAAACATAGTTACGAACTTCATCAGTAAGTTTGAAACCTTTTCCGATTTTGAAGAGGCTAACTGATTTCTGTCCGAAGCTAACATCACCCAATGGGATAGTTTCTGCCTCATTAACCTTTGCAGGAGCAGCATCCGACATGTTAACCATCGGCATGATTGCTTGCAAACCATTGATTGGTTGGTCAGATGCGATGATGTTCGGATAGAACGGAGCCTGGCGCATACCCAATGTGATAGCAGCACGAATGATTTCCGGAACAATCCAACGGATATTCTGCTGAGGCATAGTAAATATGTTCTGCATGGTATCAACCTTTGGATTGATGCCCACCTTTTCGAAGAGTTCATCCTGTGAAATTCCCCATTTACCTGTAACCAATTCTTCAAAGGTTACTTCTACAGGCTTCTTATCCTGTGAACCGGAACGAACAGCTTCCAAGCTTCTTACCATTTCCGGCAGCTCATTCATAAAATCCTGAGCCTTCAACTTTGTAATATCTATTTTATTTTCCATAACTTCTTTTCTCTTATTTGATGAGTACTTGAATTACCTCATTTGCCTCTTCTGCTGGATTAAGGGCAATGAACTGGGTTGAAGTTGCTTGGTTAGCTTTTACGAATCTATCGTTAAGCAATTCTCCATCGGGAGTTACATAGCCAGCTTCGATATTTTCGTTTGATACCCAGTTACAAATCATGTAACCTTCCATAGCTACTGTTACCTCTACCGGGAAATTTCTTTGAGGTTGATAAGCAGGGTTAACGTTATCCGTTACTGCTACACCCAAATAAACTTGAGTAGCTGTATCAGTGCAAGGGTAAATCAAACCTTCTTCATTCAAAGCCACTGGCATACCCTGTACGATTTTCTCTCCAGCTTTAACATTGAAAGCCTGGTGCAATTTGTGTGACTCACTTTTGTAAATCACCGCTCTCGGGGTTCTTTCCCCAAAGAGAGTAAGTTGCTGAGGGTCGTTTACGATTTTAGTTTTTTCCATAACGCGGATTATTTATATTAGTTATTTGATTTTGTTTCGATACAAGTTATCGATTACATTCTTAGTACTCGGAGATTCTGAATTCCGTTGGGTATCAGTACCCTGGGTTCCAGTTTTACCCTCGGTATCATCCTCAGCAATTGAGGAAGCACGGTTGACGTCCTTAGAACCACATTTTGAGCAAGTGAGAGGGAACTTCTCTTCCAAGCGAGCTTGGTAATCCTTGGTCAAGGAAATAAGAGTAGTAATACCAGTAGTCTCGGCATTGAGCATCGTAACGATTGTCTCATCTACCTTATCACCCATCAACTTCTTGTAGGTTTCTACGGCATTTTCACGTAGAGAAGCAATGTGATTCTTTCCTACGGTTGCCATTTCCTTCAAGTTAGCTACTTCGGCATTCAAGTTGGTAATCTGTTCCGTAAGAGAAGTTTTCTCTGTAGTAAGATTATCTACCGAAGTTTGCAATTCGTTTCTGGATGATACCAAAGTCTGAATGCAGGCAATTACATTTTCCTGATTCATCTCTTTACCTTCTTCCAGGGTAAGCATGTTATCCCCAAAAAGGCTTTCAAGAAATTTTTGTAATTCGTTCATGTTATCTTTATTTGAATGATTATCATTGGCATCATTATCATTAAAAGAACCCTGAGTATCGTTCTTTTCTTGATATGATGTTAAATCTGATTTATAATCAGTAAAGAAGTATTGCTTCGATTTATCATCTCTGTATTCTTCATAAGATGCCCAAGTTCTTTTGGCAAAGGTTGGGTTAATGATTTTACCATCCGAACCAATTTTCTGGGCAAATGAATCAGCACCATGTGAAACTAGTGAGGTCTCAAGGTAACGAACAATTTCAGTAACAATTCTACGTACCATAACTCCCTTAGAGTCATAAGTACCAAGTTTCTGGTAAAATTCGTTATCCCCCATTTGGGGATGAGATTTATCCCACTTAAATTGTACAGTAACTGAATTACTATGGATTGAAGGCGGTTCCATAAGGATGCCTCTAGCAATTCTTGGGTTTGCCTTACCATCGATTTTCAGAATACCGTTGATACCAGCGGGTATAGTAAAGCTACCGTCTTTATAGGATTCCTGCCACATTACTTGTGATACAGCACCAATAGCATTACCGATGTTGGTTTCATGGTCACAGTTTACTGTTTGACCAAGCAACATCTTCATAGAAGCCTTTAGTACTCCATTCTGACCAAAGTCTGTCGGGTTCCAATTCTTAGATACAATCGTTTCTGAAAGTAATCTGAACATTGGTTCGATAAACTCTTCGTCCTTAGGAGTTAGTTCCGATTTGTCTAGGTTGGGATAGTAAGTATTATAATCTATATCCCCTCCCCAAAACCCAAATTGAGCAATGGAATCCGGTGTAGGATTTTTCCATTTGTAATAATTCTCTGAGAAAGCCTTGGCTCCCACTGCTTCTGGGATATACCCAGCCATAATGGTATGGCCTTGACCTATCACCATAGAATCAAGATGCTCTTTGTTTTTCTTTGTAAAAAATTTACTCATCTTGCTTTAGTATTTTGGTCTCCTCGAGAAGGAGCCGGGTTATTCTTATCTCTTGACCTACGAGCAGATTGGTTTTTATCATCTTGCCTTTGTTTCTTCTTAGTTCCTTCTTGGGGGTCTGTATTACCTCCCTTAGCAAATTGGTCCTCAAGTGAAACTCTTGGTTCTTTCTCATCAGGAGAATCATAACCCATTGCCCAAGCATATTGCTCTTGACTAATGATACCAGCCTTATACAATAAGTCAAGGTTCTGTATCTTATACTGAAGACCTTGTTGGATTTTAACTTCATCAGAAACTGTAGAAGTTCCCCAATCAATCTTCATCCCCTTATTATTAAAGCCTGCCAGACGCAGTTCTAGAGAATAAAGTCGGTCTAATACATAAGCTACAAGCATTTGGATATTTTTTAACTGGCTAATCATCTTAGACAGCATTATACCAGTTGCACCTTCACCAGTAGTAGATGATACCCCAATGATAGAGCCATTAACTCCCAACCCATTTGCTACAGATTGTTGGTTCATATTCCAAGGCTTCTCGATATTACCGAGCTCCTTAGTAGTAGAATTTAGTTTGAATTCATGGTCATCTATGTAACCAGCAACTACCCCATCCTTCATACCCTCTTTAACATTACGTTTGAGGATATTGAGTTCATGGTATAATCTGGATTCATAAGATTTGATACTCTCATTTGGCCTTTGTGGAGATTTCTGCATCTTAGCTTCTAAGAAACCAACCATACCACAAATCTCCATGATATGTTTGAAGTTAATCTTCATATCATTTTGTCCTTTGAGAGAATCCAATGCAGGCATAAATGGAGGAACTCCATAAGGTTCATCGGTATCATTGAACATACCAACATAGAAGTAGGTTTCTGGGTTAAGCTTAATGTAATCTTGTTGCTTAACAAAGAAATTTATATTCTTTTGGTAAGGAGCATACACCCCATTTAATTCACGTTTAAACTTGATGTGTTCTGGCTTAAGGAATAATACAGTAGCCAAACCATCAAGCTTATCATTTGGTACTCCTTCTACGGATATTGCCCCACTTACAAGAAGTTGAACAATCATTTTATTAACTAAACCATCTATACCAGCAGTATATCTGGTCCATCCCTTGGTGGCTTTCTTAAGATGTTCTCTCATCTTTGAAGCCTCTTCATCGGTATTATTAGGGAAAGTTACTGTATGACTGGTGTTAGCTAACTTAAACATATCTTGCAATGCAATGCCCATATCAGGATTTACCTTATATAAATCCCGAATTAAAGGTATCACATCAACACGAAAAGAGGGTTCAACTAATTTAGTCAACCCTTGTAATGATGTAATTAAGTTATCGCTATCATCGTCAACTGAAACCCTACCAGGCGAAATCGATGTGGCAGGCTTCTCCTCTTTATTAGAGGATGTACCATTCTTGGGAGGGTCCTTCTTACGTCCCCAACCCCAACTAAAATTGAAGTACTTTTTCATCTTGGTTGTACGATTACGTTAGTTTTTCCTTTCCTTATGTGATTACATATTGCTTTTCCGAAGATATCATCATCTGCATATACATCTCCTTCAAGGTCTACATCTACCGCTGAATTATTAGCCCTATGTTTACCCATTGCAACAGGTCTGCCCAAACCATCGTATATAAAGGTATAAGCTTCTTGTACAAAGAATGGGTCCTTAATGATTACGTGATCTAATCGAATATCTTCTTCCAAGTTTTCTATTATCACTGAACGATTCTTTTGGGTGGTTAACCAACCAGGGGATTTATCCATTTCAGGTCTACTTTTACCTTTTTTCTTCAGCATCTTCTGGTAGTAGTAAAGGTTAGGGTAGCCTTCATCTTGAAGCTTAGAAGTTACTGATAAACCAACGTCATTGGATTCTGGAGCTATTATTGCCCAGTTAAACAACTTCCCAGTATCACCAAGTAACTTAGCATAAGCTCCCACTGCCATTCTTCCCTTATATACTACTTGTTCTTCTCCTAGCTTATCCATACAAGTAAATGAAGAGTAGTCAGAAGCTCTACCAGTTGAAACGTCTGCACCAATGAAATATTCTTTATCTGATTCGGGTTCACAGAATTGTCGGTATTGACCATTAAATCTCTTCTTAATAACTGGGTAATCACTAAGGCAGTCTTCGATAGCTTTAATATCGGCTAAGTCGAAGACTGTATTACCAGATGATAAGAAGTCACCATCAATTTCTTGTGCAGTTCGTTTTGCTCCCAAAGCAGAAGACATTTGGTTATACCAATTGATATCTCGTTCTGGGTGCATTTGCCAGTATAATCGAATTGGGTTAAAAGGATTACCTCCTGCAATGGCATCTACCCAAGTTGAGTGATAGAAATTACCAACTCCATAGGGAGTGGAATTGACGATGGCAGCTCCACCAGTGGAAAGAGTAGGAAAAGCAGCAGCCCAAATTTGAGCAGCCCATCTAACTACTGCTGCCTCGTCAATTACCAAAAGGGAAAGAGATTCCGAACGACCGGCTTCGGATGATGTCGGAATTGATTCAATAAAAGACCCGTTATCAAATTCTATCATGGAAGCAGAACCGTATTCTCCAGCTCTACCATTGATTATGGGAGTTTGAAGGTACCATGGAAGATTCTTGTACATGAACTTAATCTTCTTAAGCACCTTCTTAGCAGTTGTGTCTTTGATAGAGATGATGTTTATCTTTTTGTTGGGATGGTACATCGCCAACCAAAGACAGTACATTGAAATAAGTTCTGTAATTCCTGCCTGACGGAACTTGAGAATGATATTGAATCGTTGGGCAATGAAATTGTAGAGAACTGATTTCTGAAATGGGTATAAATCAAATCTTACCTTTCCTCTTACTGGATGTATCACATAGCAAAAAAGGCTAAAAAAGAAAACATCACTAGAAACTCGGGATAGGTTTGATAGCTCCTCCCGAGTTAATGTAGTTCTAGTTTCTGAGATAGTCTTTGCCATATCTAAATATCTAAAAGTTATACGTTATTTGAAATTCGATGTCAGTACCTATACCAGATTTTATCTTCGGGTAGTAAAAGGTATTGACTCCGAATTTGTAATTAAATCTCTTAGTCTTGATTGAAAGACCAGCTCCCATATCGAAGAGATTATTGAAAGGTCTATATTTGCCGTAAACATAGGGCTTAAGTGATAACCTTGCAACTTTCTTTCGAGTTAATTGACCTTCATACCAGTTGTAGTTGTACTTATCTAAATCGATTGGGAATAGTCTAGTTGAATAAGTGTTAGTCTCCTTATTGAACAGACTCAAGTTTAACTTATCTTTCTTCAAAACAATTTGAACCAGGGAATCTTGTTTACTGATAGCTGGCTGCCTTAGCATGGAATCAGGAAAGAGAGTTGGCTGCCTATTATCGTAACTATTATCGTAAACTAAGATTTTACCTGGTTCAATTTCTTCAGAATACTTCTTCTCTGGTTTGAAAGGTTTGTCTTTGTATACTGTATCTGGGATTTCATTGACCGCTAGTTCCAGGAAATCAACTTCTCGAGAAAGTTTATAATTCCTGAAGCAAAGGTAAATAGTAAATCCTAGAAGTACAATAAACAAGGCATTCTTTAAATTCTTCATGGTTTAAAAATTTAGGAAGTTCGTACGCTTTAATGATACTATCTATTCGGTAATCGCTAAGCGATTACCTTTATCGAACGAAGTGAGATAATATCCAAATATACTACTTACGATATGATATATGAATAGCTATATATACGCAGATAAATATATAGATATATATACGTAGTATATTATATATCTATATATTTCAAGGCACCTCAGAAACTTATATATAAGACTTTATATATAAAGCTGAAACTCAAGGTTCTTAGATATTTGCCTTTTTGAGGCATTTTTTGAACCAAATCCCTACCTCATAAACCGAACCTTTGGCAATTGTGTACCTTGCCTTGTTAAGCCAATAATGGTAATCCTTAAAATCACCTTCGAAGGTATTACTATTTTTGTGAAGGTAAACTTTGAATTTATCAGGGAATCCCATAATTGCCTTGAAGTCTTCGATTCCCAAGGGGTAGCCATCTGGTCTAAATTGCCTATCTGCAGGTCTGAGAGTTAAGGGGGGTTTATCATACTCCAATCGATACACTCCTGGAAGAGTACTCATCTTTGCAGTTTTGATAGGCCACTTCTTTTCATCCTTGAAATCCCTAACCCAGAGCCTATGTATCTTTGCTACTGTGAGATTCTTCTTTTCAGGAAGCTTCCGATAATCATACATTGCCAGAGTCTTACTCATAAAGGGAATCTGGTTAGTATTATTTTTCTGAGAGAATGTGAGTGGTTTAAGTAAATTTCTAGTAGTTGTTGGAGTTTTTACTTGAAATACTTCATCAAAAGCATTCAAGTATTTCTTACCAGTCTTTTTATGTACTCCAATGATGAGTAATCGCTTCCTTGACTCCTGGGAGTTTCCGTAATCTAAAACTGACCTTTCGTGAAAAACTAATTTATAGTCTTTGAATGTTTCCTCAAAGAAATCCTTGGGAAGCAGTGTTAGCAGTCTTGGTAGATTTTCTATAAGAAATATCTTAGGTTTATACTTGAGTATTGATGCAATTACTAGATTAAGACTACGGTTATCTTTTGGATTGCCTAATTCTTTTACTTTAGATAACCTCATTACTGAGGCTGCTCCACAATCGGGGCTTGATATAATTATGTCTACTTTCTCATCGAATTCTTGTAAACAAAAGCCCTTATAGAACGGTATATCTCCAAAGTTTAATTCCCATTGTTCTTCGCCCGGAGTGTGGAATACTCCCCTTATCTCTATGTTCCCTAACAAATTTTTCTTAAAAGGGAACAGGAGTGCACCCTGTCCAGCGCACACTCCCAATACCCTTAGTTTTTTCATTTCTTGTAGCTTCTCAATTTAATGTACTTAATCCAAGCAAAGGGCTTACGGTCTTCCAAGTAACTCAGATTCTTATCATTGTTGTGAGCTTCTTCTTCGAAACTTACATCATGGTATCTTTCATTCTGTTTATTCCACTTGGCAAAGCACAATATGATGAAATATTCGATGATATACCAAAGGTAGAAGAATCCAAAAGTCAGAGCCACTACCCACCAAAAGGATATACCAAATGATAACCAGAGTATGATACCAAGTACTAAACCCACTATACTACATTCAATCTGTTGTACCTGATGAATACACTCATGATTGATATCATCAGGTTTACACTCTTCTACTTTTTGTTTGAAGAATGAATTATACACCAGAGTAATGGCTTTGTAACTAGGGAAAAGAAATACTTTTGCTACCCAGCTGTTAAAATGACATCTTTTCATAATTTATCTTTGAAGTTTTCGTAAGCATTTCTTAGTTTTTGGTCGTAGGCATTCTGGGCATACCCGGGACCATTGTATTTTCTGGCAAAGCCAGCCCAGTCTTTTGCTTTGAGTTCTTTCAAACAACCAGAATTATACATGAAGTGATACATTAATTCTAGTTGATTCGCATGAGATTCTGACACCTTGTGAACAAATTCGAAGACATCTTTACACCCACAAAGATGGTGGTTAAAACCCATAATCTGGAACATTCCCCAACTTGCAGACTTCAATGCACATTCTTCGTCAATTTCTTTGGCTAATTCGAGTCTTTTGTACTCGTGTACACCTCCCAAGTACTTCGATTTATCCCATTTAGGGAAGAAAATCGTAGAATATCTCTTACAAAGGTAAGCTAAATCTCTGTCTGGGAATTTCTTATGTACTTCTTTGTACATAATGTGACCCTCAAAAAGAATTTGAGGCCTACCATCAGCTAAAAACCCATCTCTACCTGCGGCTTCTACCAATTGAACAGCTTTCAATAGAGCAGGTTCTAGACCTAAGCGAGTAGCAAGGTCTTTAATCATCTCATTTGTTAGTTTATCCATAACTTATCAGTTTTAATGGTTCAATTTTAGTAACAAAAGTATTGCTTATAACCCATTTTTAGGATGTTTCGAGGTTCTATTATCATATATAACTTATAAAATAATGCAATATGGACAAGAAAAATGAATGCCAGATATGTGGCAAACCAATTAATTTAGAGGAATTCGATGAAACTAGAGAGATTCCCCAACTTATGGCAAGAAAACAAATTTGTTTTCAATGTGCTTTTTGGTCTAATCGATTAGCTTATGATAAAGAACTTGAAAAAGAGAAGAAAATTGCCGTAATTACTCCCGATTATTCCCATTGGATAACTAGAATACCGGGAAGTATTTTAATGGTACCTTCTGCTTTTGGGGGAATTTACCAAACTAAACTCCAACCAGTAAACACTCTGGGAGTTATTGATGAAGACCGAGAGAAACTTTTCATTATCCGTTATAATAACATCACTCACCAAGGCACTATACCGGAGCATCTAAGAGATGCTTTTAAAGTAAACGGAGTAATTCTATCTCCACAGGAATACAAAATGCTAGAAGATTACCGGGGCAATGCCTATGAATTTATAAAAAATAAAATAGATAATGCAATAAATAAAGAATAATTTCGTATATTTGCATAAAGAAAATTTCTAAATAAAATAGATATGAAAAAAGAAAAGAAAGAAGCTAAAAAGCTCAAAGAAGGTGATGAAGTTATCTTCGTATTATCAGGAAGACAAATCATGGAGAAGGTGAAAGTAGAATCCATTGATAAGAAAGGTGGGTTTGCAGTTTTAAGCAACCGAGTAAAAGTTGCTAGAAGTTTAGGTCCTGATGATACCTATGCAAGATTAGATGGGAAAGATGGAAAGATATTACCTCTTACCGAGGAAAATGAGAAACATTTCCTGGCATTCAAGGCATATTTCTCAATCAAGAGAAATTCAGAGATATTGGAGAAGGGTCTCAGGAATATGAGTAAGGAGGAACAAGTTGAGGTTCTTATCGAATTCGATAAGAAGTTTACCAAGATTATTAACAAATACCTCAAAGAACAATGACTACTGTATTAGCAATAATTTATTTGGTATGCTTACCGTTCACTGTATTTTTTGTAAGGGCTTGCTTGGATTATTTACCCTATACTCACAAAATACACTCTCTCGTTTTATTCATCTCGGTATGGATAGTATTACCTCTATTTCCGATTTATCTATTAATCAGATACATAAAATACAAATTACTATGAGATACTTTTTTGACAGAGATGGTAATTATGCTGGGACATCAATGCAAGGGTGGGAGATTCTTCTCCTACTCTTGTTCCCAGTTGCTCTAATAATCTTCCTCGTATTCTTACCTTTCTATGTATTTCATAAATACAGTTCTAGAGAAGAGGATAAAAAATACGAGGAAGAACATCCAGAAATACTAAAAGTAGATTCTTATATTACCTGCTGGTATCCCTGGCATAGGTATTCTGTTGCATATACACTGGCTCTTATATTCTGGGTAATTGCTTTTATAATTGGGATATTATCTTAATACCTGTATTAGGTTGGAGCTCCCCAATAAAAGTTCAAATCTAATGGATATTTTTTAGTGGGGTTAAAACTACTGGAGAGTATAAGAGTACCACTACTAACAGAGGGAGTTGAAACTTTTGTAAGAGTATAGGAACCCAATTCAGTTGTTTTTGTTGTAAAGTATTGGTTATCGGGTATATTGTAATTAGGGGCAAAAGCATTACCATCTTTATCAAGGCAGGACCAAGACAACATGTCGTAATTTCCTGGGTACATAGGAGAAATATAGACATTAATCATATTTCTATTTTGATTTACTATCCAATTCTTATATCTGGTACCATCAGCCATTGATCCACTTTCGCCACTAATATTGGTAGAAGCAGCAAAAAAACTATCCATTGTAGTCCCAAAGATAGTTATGGGAGAGAAACGTATTTCCCAATATTCTTTATCTTCGGGAGTAGTAAGGTGTAAATTTATTTTATTACCAGATTCATTTTGTGTAAGTATACAAAGCCCAGAAGTACCGTCATTTCGTGCAGTAATCTGAATCTCATTGTTACTCTTGTCTTCTTCTAAAAGATAGTCAGAGTTATTGATGCTAGCAGTATATCCAACCCCAATAACTCCGGACAATTTGCCATTTACATACTTACTCTTTTGAGATTGGATAGTCCATCTCTCAGAGCTACCACTATTGATGGTAACAGATACATCTTGGGTGGATCTCTCCACTGCTCTAAAGTTTATTATTTCCATATCTTTATAAGTTTTTGGTTTATAGAAAGAACTTTGATATTGTAATCTGCCAGAGGGATAAGGTGGATGAGAGCCAGGGATGTTTTATTCTCTGGTTTCTCTGTGTGTTATGTGGGCATGTGTGTGGTGTGGGATATCTGGGCATGCCCTTATCACGAAGAGTGATTTTTGTGGGGTAGTAAAATATGTAATTTGCCTTCAAGGTACCTCTTATAGCGAAAGCCTAAAATTTCCTGGTACTAAATGGGGAGTACGGTTCCGTTAAATTTAACATTCAAAAATAAAAAGTAAGGGACAAACATTTTTATTTATCCCTTTGCTTTCTTTCAATCTTTAAATGTTTCGTTATTGTCTTTTAAAATTTCTTTTAAGTCTCTATAGCATTGAATTGCTAACCAAATTACACCAACAAATAAAAATATATTTAATAACATAGAATTTAATTTTTAAGTGAGTAGGGAAATATTTCCCTACTCTGATTTGTTTTTACTTCAAGGAGTTTTTCACTATTTCAAGCCCTTTTATTAGAATTGCTTTCTTTTCTTCTTTTGTATTTTCGCTTGCAATCGAAGAAAAAGAAAAATCATTTAAAACATAGACTTGTTTATAAAAGTCTATAAAGCCCTCAATTAGTTTTTTATCTGCATTTGTTGCAATCGTTGAAAGAAAATTGAAAGTTACGTTTCTGAACTTTTTGCGTAACGATTTGATTTGCTTTTCGTTTGCACCCTCAAAAAGTTCTTTTTTGTAAATTTCTGTTTTTGTCCCTAAAGCTGTTTTAAAAAGTCCTTGATTTTTTTCTTTAACGCTTTTCAATACGTCTAAAGCAATTAAACTATTTGCTTTTGCGTTTGCTACTGCTTTTTCTACATTCACGTTATTAATTTGCTTTTTCATAATTAAATTGCTTGAAAGTTTTATTATTTATTATTTTTATTACCTTTTCAAATAGACTTTCAAGACTTTTTAAACTATTCTAATAAGGTAGTATTTATTTCATTTCTGTATTGCAAATATAAGAACTATTTTTTAATCTACAAAATTTTTAGAAAATTATTTTCTTAAAAAGTTTTAAATAAAAATTCATTCAAATATCGCTTTATCTTTTCGACATTGCAAAGATACGGACTTTATTTTAATCTACAAACATTTTCAAGAAAATTTTTTGAGAAAATGAATATTTTTATTTTCAAAATTATTTTTGTGAAAAATTCATAAAATGAAAAATATTGTGCACTTAATATTTGCACTTAATTTTGGGGGTTCACAAGGGTAATCTTCACACGCCTTGTAGTGGGCATATATGATATGTATATGGATATTCCTATATGGCCTATGCCTGTCCTCTAGGAAGTGTATTATATACCTGTATATTGAAGGCCATTAATTGACTAAGGTAATAAAGAATTAAGGCCCTTGGGATATATCCCTCTATAAAACCCCTTGGTCCTAATTCTATAAGGCCATATATGGACTATGGTAAGCCTATGGGAAATGGGTTTCATAGACTAGCCTATAAGGGCTTACTAAGTTAGCGTAAGTAAAAACCCAGAACCTAAGTTAGGCCTGGGCTTATAGGGTGTAACGTAGTTAGCGATAGTTAATCCTTGAAGATATAGAAGGTAACACCATCGAAGATATAGGTATCCTCTGCCATAGAGGTATCAGCCATAGGCTCATCCTGTAATCGATTGAAGGTAAAGTATTCTTCATCTGTATTATAGTATACCAGGATTTCGGGTTTAGGTTCCCTTAGATATTCCTCTAGAGCGATAAAGGGATTTTCCTTACCTGGTATAGGTACATAGCCTGTAAAGTTATTATCGTAGGTATTATGTATGAAATTGTACCATGAGTAATAATAGTTGTAGGTACATAGATATCCCATTAGGGCATTAATAGCAATCTGTGGGTTAATTTGACTTGTTCTCATATTGGTAAGGTTTTAGCAAGAATAAATGTCGGTGATGATAAATGTATTGTTAGCATAGTTTACGATTGGTTCGCATTGGTCATTGTGTTCGCAGAATACATTGTATAGGGCAGCCTGGATATATTCGATGTCGGCATTGGAATAAGTAGTGCCCGTAGTGAAGACCCAGGTATGAGTACCTTTATAATCGGTAACCGTAGAAGTAATCGAAGCAAGATATAACCGGTATACCTTAATAGAAGTCTTTTGAATGGCTTCTAGGATAGGTATGATATATTCTGAGTATCCCATAGAGTCATCGATAATAGAATCGTCATGGCCAGTAGAAATGATTACCAGGTCCTTGGCCATAGGATAATAATAGGCAATAGGGTAATTGTTACCGCAAAGGATGTTGTTTGCATTAAATTGAATTGTTTTCATATCTATATATTGTTTATAGTGCAAATATAAAGACTTTATTTTAATTATGCAATAACCTCAATTGCCTTGTGAGGTCCTTAATAGCCTTGAAGGTTAAATTGCCTTTATCCCTCTAAATCCCCCGAGGCCATGAATGGAGATTGCCTTAACACAATAAGTCCTAGAAACCTTATAAATAATGCTAATATAAATACTTAGCCAATTACTAATAAAGCTCTAGGACCATATTACCTATTTCCTTATAATTACCCTATCAATATTAATTATAACTACTTGGCCTTGAGATACATCCTTGATAACCTTTTTAATTTTAGGGGTTAACTTGGATTTATTATCTGGCTTATGAGTATAGCTTGCCCAATATAAATTCTCTATTCTCCAATCCTTGAGATTACCATTCTTATATCTAATATACTTATAATGGTTTGGGTTAGGTATACGAAAGGCTTCAGCAATTAATTTGGGTGTAATTACTGGGACTCTTTGATTAGATTCGTTCATTATCTTCAAAGCGTATTTACGCCTTAGAGTATGCCCAGTACGTTTGTTGATTATGGTACCGTCAGCATAAATCCTATACTTAGGAAATTTGGGGTGAGTTCTGTGTTTCATATTTACCTTGAATTTAATTGATATGTATTATATAATAGTGCTTGGTAAGGTAATTCGGATAAGGTAAATAAGAGGCCATTAGGGGACGAAAAATTATCATCACATAGGCCTTTTTGAGTTTGCCTTTAAAGTGTGTAGTAGAGCTATATAGTATAGTGGCTATATAGTGAGTTGAGTGGCTTTGTATAGTAGAGGGGTTATCATTTGCCTTGTTTGCCTAAATCCCCAAAACCCCCGGCGAGGTACCTTGATATGTATTAGGATATATTGATCATGTATGTAGTATAATAAGGGGTATATGTGTATTAGGTATTTTATTATATGTACCTTAGTTAGGATGGTAGCTTAGTTAGCGCTATTAAGGTTTTCTTTTATATTTTTGTGTTGGGTAGGGGAGTATTGGGTTATAGGTGGGTTAGTATAATCCTATATGTGTAGGATACTAAGATTAGTGATGAGGTGTATAGGATTAGTATTAGGGTTTGTGATATTATATACCTTAATTTGTTTGTTGGGTGGGTGTACTTGTGGGCTTGGTATATTTTCTCATTGCGTATGAGGGTTAGGATGGTGACTACGGATAGGATTATTCGGATTATGTGATAGAGGATGTTCATGGTAGTGATATTATATCGATTATGGTTATATCTGTTAGGTTTACTTCGAGGATTTCTCTTAGCTTTAGCCTTATGTAGGTACTATGTTTATGCCCTGGGTTTATTTCTTGTTTGGGGTAGCGGAGGTAGGTATTAAGTTCCTCAGTTCTGTACACTACGTTCATTTCTTCGCAGAAGCCTTCGGTAGTACCAGGTAGTGGGCCTGGTACTTCGAATGATACTAAGAATTTACCTGATGTTAGCATGGTTCTAGTTCGTTAGTTAGGATTCTTATATCGGTTAATTGATTCATGTATTCCTCTTCTGAGGATATGTCAAGGCATTTGCATGCTATGTAGTGACCGTACATGGATATACCTGATTCATAGCCTTGGTCCTCGTTTAGGAAGTTAGCTAAGGATATCTTATCTACTGAGCATACCCTCTTCAGATGTCCTGGTAAGGTTTCTGAATCTTCATAAAATACAAAGTCATAAGTATCTGTATTATCGGTCATCGTAGCAAATATCTCGATTAGCCAGTTAAAGTCCTCTAGAGGTACTCTGTCTAACCATTCCCATCCGATTGGGTATTGGTTTACTGTTATTGTTGGTTTCATGATGTTAATTGAGTTGAGGGTTAAACATTTGTTTTGGTTGGCCTAATAGGCAGCAATGAGGATAACCTGCTTCATCGAGGATTCCCAGTATAAGATATCGATTGGTATCTCTGGGAATTTCGAAATAGAAAGCTGGTTTCATGTCGCCATCTATGAATGTAAAAACTATCTGAGTGTTTTCTAGTAACCCATTTAGTTGTACATGAGAAAGGTAGTTATAGATAGCTTCCCTTTGATTTCTTGGGTTTTTATCCCATGAGATGAGCATATCGTCATACCAATTTGGATTATCGCATAGCTTTTTAAGTTGTTGTTGAATATACGGTGTCATGATTTGAAGTAATAATATAAGTCCTCGATTAGTTTATCCTGTTCTTCCCATATAGTATCTGATACTACGTATTCTGATACGAAATAGTTATAGAAAGGCCCAAATAGTATTTTTAATACTATGTCCTTGAGTTCGATATTACGTTGTTCATCCTCCTCGGTAGAACTGGGTTTGATTGCCTGAAGTTCTGCCTTATAGGATGCCGTTACGGCATCCTTTAGGGTCTGAATATATTCTGGGTTAGTTTCCTTGAGAATACTTAATTGTGATTTGAGTTCTTTACTTATCATGGGGCTTAGCGATTATGGATATGAATCCCTGTGGATATTGAGTATAGAATAATTGGTAGTTCCCTGTGGGCAAGAAGACTTGCATTATGTTTGCAAGTAATGGGTAGATTTTCCATTGGTTTTCCTCTAGAAACTTGTTCCAGTCTTCAGATTCTTCTGGATAATTCCCAGATAGTTGGATATGGTACTGTTCCTGGTCAGCAATAAATAGGTTAGTTACTACCTGTATTTCATCTGATTCCTTTTTGTATTGGGTGATTGGATACCAGATGCCTTCGGTTTTCCATTTATTAAGTTGGAACAGAGACATGCCCTGTTCCAGTACGTTGAGTAATTTATATAAGTTTACCATAGTGATTATTTATTTAGTTGGTTAAATAATTCTGATACTGCAAGTTGTTGGAAGATTTCTGTTTCCCTGTGGTCTGATTCCCATTTTTCGATAGCATTATAAATGCTGGTATATTGGGATATCATGTCCTCATCTTGTTCATCGTCTTGGATAAATTCCCGGAGATGTTTTTTGAGTCCGGTTATGATATAATCCTGATGTTCTGGGGTTAATTGAAGGATTCCGAATAAGATAGCCTCTACCTGTGAGGGTGAATAATCATAATATTGGTCGTCGGCACCCTTTGTTAAGTCCATGTGAGAAATAATGTTTTCCCGGAGATTTTCGAAGAGAACTTCCTCTGAAGCATATGTGATGATATATCCTGAGATATAAGCAGCAAAAGGTTCATCCTCTAAGTCGATTGAGTAAACCTGGATATTGGTATCTTCCTTGTTAATGAGAAGACCATCTGAGTAATCATAAGTATAAATGGGATGAGAAGCAAGCAGTTCCCGGATGGCCTCTAAATTTTTTAATTCTTTCATAACGTCTATATTTAAAATTATTTGAGAAATATTTCTCACTGCAAATATACAAAATTATTTCTAAACTTGTTTCTATAATTACTTTTATTTTTATAAATAGGGAGGTTCTGGGAGGTGTTTTGAGTGCCTCCCAGAAGATTTTGTTAATATTGCCCTGTCATAGTAATGATAATGAAAAGGGATTCATCATTGAAATGTACCTGGATAGTATCTCCGTATGAGTTTGACATGTAATGAGAATTAGGGTTAAGTTCTTTTAATGGGTGATGTTCATCCCAATGAGAATTAATGAATTCTATCACGTATTGTTCAAAAGCATCGGATTCTCTGCAGTAGGTTTCTGCCTTTTCGTCATCGTCTATAGGATAATCCCGGAATTGGAGGTTGAGAGTTCCCATGTATGATTCATCCGGATTTGATATTTCGTTAACTGATTGAGCAGTGTAACCAAAAGCATCAAGAGTTCCATCAAAGTAACTCATAATGTGATTTGAGATTTCGTTAATAGTTGTCATAAGAAATAAGTTTTGTGACCCTGTTCGAGGTCGGTTAATAATTATATTTATTTTTCTCTTATGCAAATATAGAAATAATATTTTAAATATGCAATAATTAAGGGAGCCCAGATGTTAGTGTTTCTGAACTCCCTGAGGATATATTAACTGGTTAGGGATTAGTATAATTCATCGGCCAGCATTGGTTCCTTGGGCTTATTTAATTTCTCCTTAGAACGTCTGGTAGCCCAATTCTCGTAGGGTTTGTAACTAAAGGTACGAGTTGTTTCATCGTATGCAGCATATACCATTTGTTTACGGGATATTCTCCTCCCGTAAGTTTTCTTAAGATTAGCAAACCAATCTAGATACTCCTGTAAAGAGTTAAAGATTTCTTTGTGCCCGTCTAAATCACTTTTAGGACGGGTTTTCCATGTTGCTTCTATATAGCATTGGTGTAAGGTGATTGATATAAAGTATCTGCACCAGGTAGCACTAATGGTAGTGCCCGTGGAGATTTCGATCTCCTGGGCAACTAATGGTCTAACGTTATACTTTGTCATGATATTGAGAAATTAAGTTGGAAAATCCAGTTGTTTCTATCGAGTTGATTGAATGATATGAACCTACCGTCATTATCGGTAAAATCATTCATGAATTGAATTGCAGCATCTGCCAGTTGACCCTTATAGGGATTGGTATTTGCAGTTATCATTGATTCGAATGTAAATGTATAATAGGTAGTCTCATATATTTGGATTTGGTTGATATCCAAGCAATTGAGTTTGTAATCCTCTTCCAGTTGAATGAGAAGTCCCATTAGAAGATTTAAGAGATGACCCTTTTCATCGGAGTCAAGTTCAAATGTAGATTTCTTTTCTAAGAAATTGCGAACTACCTTATTTAGTTCGTCTGACTGATTGTAAGTTACTGAGTTCGTTTTCATATTTTTGTCTATTTTAAAATTGATATGCAAATATAAGCATTTTTATTTTTATAGAAAAATATATCTAATTTATTTTTAGGGAGGCTGAGGATGTGTACACGCTATGAAAGGCAGTGGATTAGACTGCCTTTCAATTATTAAGGTAATTGGGGAGTTAGCAAATATAGAGCCTCTCTTATAATTGAACTCTCCATAGGTTCTAAAGAGGGTTCCTTGTTCATTAGTCCACCTTTCTTCTTTTCGTTTTCAAATACTTCATGTATGGCTTGCTTTATTTTAGTAGCTAATACCTCTGATAACTCCTGAGATTTAAGAGAGATAAGTAACCCTTTTCGTATTTTCTCAACATCTTGGTTATTCTCAGTAATGGGTTTTGCTTCTACTAATTCTTGTATACCCGAGGAATATTCATCTAACCGTTCATATCCCAAAAGTTGTAGGTCATTAATGAAGATACTGAATTCATCGTAAGTAAGTCTAGTATCAAAACCTACTCCATGATATAGTTGTACTAAAGGAGTAAGGATTCTTCTTAGTGTATTGAAATCCTTTAGATGGTCTAATTCTATCTCTGACCTAATTGGTACTTTATATACCTTTTCACCCTTCAGTACTACTAACAGAACCATTAGTCTTGGTGGTAATCTTTTCTCGTTCATAAGCAAGTTTTTGTATTATGAGTTGTACATAGGTATTTCTCTCTTTATAGATAAACATTACCGATAGAAGTATCTCATGTTTCGGTAATATCATCTGTATGAAATTGCCTGGAGCAATCACAGTAGCTACTACTGGAGAATCCTCCTGAGAGAAATTCTCTAATATCATTTCTGCCCTCTTAATGGGTTCTGGTTTTGTTGGGTCCAAAGTTAGGACTGGAGCAGTTATACATTCCTTGATGCCCTGTGTTAAGGCATTATATAACCATTCATCTTTTATATCCTCTACTTGGAGGTTTTTCATTGTAATCATATCCTAAACCTATTTAGAGTCCATACACCCAGGATATTAGAGAATACCCATAGTTCCCAGTTTTTGTAAAAGTTATAGGGTTTACTGAACTGGGATGTTTGAAATATTATCTGGCTTGGTGTTCTAGATAACATTTCTGCATGGCAAGTTAATACTCCAGAGGATAATTGAACTTTAAAAGCTTTAATTACATCCTCATCATTTTTAGTCTCTACTGAGGTAAGTAATTTAATAAATTCTACCTCTACACCTTCCGACATTTTAACCTTTCGGAAAGCAAATTTCTCTTTATTCTCCATTTTGTTGATATTTAGATAAGAACTCTTGAGTTAGTTCATCTTGAGTTCTTTCGATTATATTCTTTACGATTGTTTTATTTTCTACTCTAGCCCACATATATAGCATGCCCAATTGAGCATCCATATAGCAATCTATAAGAGATGGGTCCTTTCTAAATACATCCCATTGTTTTACGAAATTCATTCGAACCAAATCCCTATAACCCTGGTCTGATATATCTTCTTGGTCTATATAAGCAGATACCCTTTTTCTTACTTCTAAAAGAATTTTCTCTAAGTTTTCTGGTAATCTAAAATTTTCGGGTAAACTATGATATACCAAATTATTCGGTATTAATTCCTCAAAAGTAAACTGATTATCGAATAGTTTCTTTGGGTATCTACCTGAAAATATCAAGGGTATCTTATACCTTAGCAACGATGGTACTACGTCGTATATAGCATAATGTTTCCGATATTCCTGATAGACATCGAAATATAGATTCTCATCGAATATACCAGATTTCCTCATTATTGCCTGTAAAGTATTATAAGCAGCATTGATATGAGTATTACTCAATTTGAATATTAAGTTGCCATTTTTAAGGGCAATGAGTTCACTACAGCATCTCTTTCGTTTAAATAAGTTCATGTGATTAAAATGTAAAGTCAATGTATATTTTCCTTGTTCCCTTGAGAAATTTTTCGTGATTTGAGTCATCATACTTATGGCAAGCATAAGTCTTAGATGATTTATCATAATGGTCTCTTACCCATACTGGAGCAGTATCAGTTGGTTTTAATTTAAAGTATGTACCCTGATTAACCTTGTTAACCCGAGTCTCTTTGTAAGATGTCTTTGGTAGTTCCATATTTTTGTCTATTTTAAAATTGATATGCAAATATAATTCTTTCTTTTTAAATATGCAATATCCGGATATAACTATGGGAGCTTACTATTTCGGAGGAATTGAGATGCAAATGAGCCATCCTCTTTTTCTTCTTTCTCAAAGTCTTCATATTGATATAACTCTGGGTCTTCTTCGTCTGGGTCTATACGCATTTCGATTTCTCTACGTAGTTCATGATGTTCTTTAGAGAATGAAGACATAGCTCCCTTATAATCATCAGTAATTTGCATTAGCTCTGCTTTATTAAGGTTAAGACCCTCTTTACTGGTATCTACTCCTTCTTGTTTAGTAGCAACTACTTCGGGTAATGACTTAATGTCATACCTGTCTTCCAATAGTTTAGCCTCTTCTGGTTTATCTAATACCCTTTGTGATTCCAATACGATTTGACGTGCCTCTTCAACAGTGATTGCATTTTGCTGTGTTACGTTGTTCTGTTGATTGAATTGAGCAAATATATTCGTAGTACTTCCTCCAGTGAGATTACGTACGATAGACTGCAATGATGTAGAGGATTCAAGCTTTAATTTAAGGGCCTTTCCCAGCTCGGCAGATATAAACGGTACATATTTCCCTCCCTGAGATTCTCTTAGGATATTAACCTGATGGGCTATTTCCATACGGTCTTCCAAAGCCCATGCTAGTTGTTCTCCCATTAGTGCTTGCAATAAATCTTCTGCTTTATCTTTATCCCATATTCTAGAGCTTAATAGCCTATCTCTCATAAATACCCGTATGTAGTTAATATCTATACCCATACGGTATGAGAATGTATTGATATCATAGGTGATACCACATAATACACCATTACCCATCAGCCATTGATTAATAATGTAGTTGTGTATCTTTATCAGAAGTTCATCATTTGGGTTCTTCTGATATTCTAATGCCATTGCAGTAGTCCCCATAGGTCTTGGGAATCTTACCATTTTATTTTCCTTTTCTGACATACAAATGAGATTTTCTGATATCGGAACTTTCATCATAACCCATATACTCTAAATCGAACCTTACATACAGATTCAAAGATAGGTTATAGAAATATCCCTTATATTTTTTCTTACTTACTGATAAATTAAAAGGTTCACCAGAGATTAGGTCCCTGGTGAATAATAAATTACCTTTCCCAGTGATGGGAATATTAAGGCAAAGTTTATAATCTCCTACCTTAAATTTATTCCCATGCAGGTCTGTGATTTCCCTTGCCATAGTTTGCCTTTTTATGGTTCGTAGGTTTTTTGTCTTGTTTACTACGGTTATTGGTTATCCCCTTTTGCTCTTCGATTAATTTCTGAACCTTTGGGAATAACCTTTGCCTTAAAGGAACTACCTGAGTAGCGAAAAAGGCATTCCATAATTTCTGAGTTAATGGTTCTCCTATTTTAAGTTCTGAGATTGCCCAGAATTTAGTTTCGAAATTCTTAACTATTTCCCTAAATCGGTAGTAGTATATATTGCCAGTCTTTTTATCTATCCCAATTGTGGTAGTTTGGCAATAATCTAGAAATTCTTTACCTAATTCGGATATAAACTCTTCCCTTTTAAAGTCATAATTCTCTTGGTCGAGTTTAAATAATTTTACGTAATCGATTGCTTCCATATAGATTTAGTTTGTGATTATTAAACGAGGTATACTTTCATCTGTAATCTGAAATAAGTACCCTCTTACATCATCCTCATAATAAGAGGACCAATATGTTCTTCTAACTCGGAAATTATCAAGGATTGCCCCTTTGGGTACCCCAGTAATAAATAAGCAATGCTTAGGCATCATTGGAGTAATCTCAAATTTCCCATCCTTGAAATTACCATAGGTACCATAGTCGGGCATATTACCAGTAAACCCCGTATTCTGTAATACATCCTGAACCAGAGTAGTTTGGGGTATTTCCTTTTGGTTACATTCTATGGTTAACTTCGATTTGCCTATATATAGGTCTTTAACTATTTCTCTAAACATTTGTATACGATTATATGGGTAATACCATTTTTCTTGAAGTAAAGGTTATTCTGTGAACGTTCCTCTAACTTCTTTAATTCTCTTCGAGATTCAGTACAAATTCTATCAGATTTCCTTAATATATCTGATACATTATCCCAGATGGGTGCCATTGGTTCTACTGGCCCTGCATAGATAACCTTATGTTTAGTTTCTATTTGGGGATATTTAGATTTATACTGATATTTGCCTTTGCAGTAAAGTACGTTATACTTTTCTGGTTCGTTTCTTTTTTCGTTTTCCATTTTTGTTAGGATTAATGTAATCGGATATTTCATCAAGTTGCCCTAAAAGCAATGCCTGAATGAAAAGGTTTATAGGCCTGAAAAAGAAATTCCTTACGTTATCAGTATTTATATACCAATCGTAAACGATAAAGAACTTCTTAATCTTGGAGTGCTTAAGTGAATGTTGGATTAGATAGGACTTACAACATCGCTTATGTAAATCGACAAGTTCTTTGTCCTGCTTAAGCATCTCTTTATCAGAGAAGATAGTGTAATCCATTTTGTATGAATTGAGATGCCCAGGTAATTATCCCGGGCACCTGGTTAATAAAGGTTTATGCAACTTGTTCTGGTTTGAGGACCTTCTTTTTAAAGTCCTCGTATGCTTTAGCAGCAGCCTTGAATTCCTTGGAGTTCTGGTCCTTGATACGAGCCATTGCAAGTTCCAATCGATGGAGTTCGTTTCGAGTTTGTTGTCTCCATTTCTTCCGAGCAAGAGTATCAACTACATCGGCAGGGTATACGTATTTAACTTCCCGATTAGAAATTACCTGTTCGATGATGGATGGTTTTTGTTGTTCCTTAACTTCCTTGACAACCTGTTCCTTTTTGGAAGTTTGGGTTTTGGGAGAGAGTTCTACCAATTTGGCATTGGCAAAATTAGTGGCAGCTTCTTGAGCATCTTTTACCAATTCCTTTTTAGTCTTTTTGGCCTTAGGGGCAGAAGCCTTAGCAGTCTTAGAATTTTTAATTCCTTCAAGTTGTTCGGCAACCTTAGTTGCAACCAGGTTAGTAACCTTTGTTTCATTCTTTTTCATAACGTCTATATTTAAAATGTTAGTAAAATGATTAATTTCTTTTTCTGATACAAATATAAGAACTTTATTTTAAATAGAAAAATTTTATTTGAATTATTTTCTA